CAGGGCCGGGAGAATTCCGCAACTGTAACGTGATATTTGTCCAGTTCACAGGTGAAAAATATCCTGTGTGGGTAAGCATCTGCCCCAAGTGTGGAACGAAATGGAGAAACGACAAGCAGAGAAAAACACTGGTGAGTTGAGATGGAAGGTAAAGTGGAAGGCAAATGTCCTGTCTGTGGTAGCGTAGACTTGTTCTGTTGCAAGAAAAACATGAACGGGTATGATTGCTATAGGTGCAACAAATGTGGCACAGAACCAATCTATTACCCTTCTGGCACGAAGCCTCTCAATGTCCGTAAACTGATGCTGGAAAAACTGGATGAGTATAAAGAAAAGGCTACACATTGGCGGTGAAAAGAAAATGACAAAATGGGCATGCGAGAACTGCCCTTCAGATAAAACAGACTGTAAAAAGTGTCTGTGCTATAAATGTCATCTACAGAAAAAGTGTCCCGGAGAACTGGGATGCATTTACGATGACAAGGGCAACATGAAACGAATCAAGAAGAAAACAGGAAACGTATGCACGGCATACGACTGGGGATAACAATGACAAAATACTGCGCATTTATGGTAAATGCCTGCACTGACAAGTGTATGGCATACAACGTCTATGATGGTACATGCCGTAGACTTGCGGCACTGGAACGGATTGCGGATAATCTCAGCATACTGGATGTGAGGGTGGAAGGAAAAGAATGATCATTCATGACGGGAAGATTTCCCTGATAATTTGTAATTATTGTGGGGAAGTTATTGTCACGGTGGCAGAGCTTCTCCCTATTACCAAATGTATAGATATGTGTGCTGATTGCGCCATTTATCGAGAACAACAGGGAGTACCAGAAAATGATGAGCGACTTTACTGATGATAGAGATCCATGTGAAGATTGTGACGAAACATGGCCAGACTGTGGCTGTGAGCCATGGGAGTGTTTACAGGAACAAGGAGAATATTTGATGGAGGCAACACGGGAGGCGCATGAATGAGATGGAAGGATAATTCAATACCGGAAAAAAAGAAAGTTAAACTTACACCTGACGAGGATGCCATGTACAACGAACTGATACGTGCGGGGCCACGAAAAATATCCTACGAGGAGCTCAATGAGGCATGTATCGCCTGTAACCTACCGTATGACAGGGGAATGAAAGCCATGATTGGCCTGTCAGTGAAAGGATATTTCTCTGTCAGGAAAATCAAATGATCAGAGCGGATATATACCTGATGGATTCAACTACTCCGGTATACACCCTTGCTCATAAACGCAAGGAAGAGCTGCGTCATGATGGGTGGAGGGTAAAAATCCGTAAAAATGCAGATGGGATATTTCAGGTATGGAAAAAACATGTTGTGGTTATGGATACCCAGCGTGGTCATGGTAATGGGAGAAGAGTATGACACGAACACGAATAGTCAGTGTTGATTTGACAGAGAGGGACATCCTGATGAATTCAGAATGTCTTTTTCTTGCCTCTGTGATAATGAAAGATCCTGAAATGGTGAAGGATAATCCAAAGGCACTGGAGGCGGTTATCGATTTGCTGGATAACATTGAATCGTGGAAAGAATACTGCTTAAAAATGCAGGAGATATGCATAAAAGCACAAACAACGAGTGGAACATGAAACCAAATTGTGATACCTGTGCCCGTAGGCAGATAAGCCGTGATCCGAACGGGTGTTTCAAATACTTAAGCACGAGCCGGATAAGCCGGTTTGTTAAAAGTATAATCGGATGCAAATGGTATAGAAAGAGGAACTCGCCATGGTAACACCGCGTGAAACGAAGAAAGATAATGTCTGGAAGAGCTTTACCAAAACGTGTGACCAGTGCTCCAGAGCTGACGGGTGTTCAGCCTTTCAGTTCGCATCGAGGATTGGATTCACAATGGACTACTGTGTAGAGTTCAAGGAGATAATTGGATTATGACGGGGCTGGACGAACTGGATAAATGGGTTACTTTACATGTCGGTGCAAAATATATAGATTATGTAGAGTTACGACAGAAAATACGTGAATTCCGCAAGAGTGAGTGTGAAATAGAGCCAAAACCTTGGGTAACTGCATATCAGGAAGGCGTATTAACCGGCATACAATATGGACGCGAGAAGGTGCTGAACGATTTACGGAACACCCTTACACATAGACGGGTTTACCATGTTCACGACGACGAATTGCGGGGTCTTGAATTTTATGTTAAATTGTCTGATATTTATAAAGAGATAGACGATCTTCTCCGCAAGCAGGGTGAGCAGGAATGACACAGGAATACATCATCACCGAGGAAAAGATTAACGCGATTCTTAATTTTCTAATTGGAGATGATTACAGGTTTGTTCATAAGATACTTTCCAGTTGCCGTCCATACACCAACGAGTGTGATCCGGGTATGGGTGTAGATGATTTTGTATCTTTAGCCGGGAAAATGGAAGTATCTATCCGCAAAGACGAGCGTGAGAAGGTGCTGAATGAGTTTTTACGGATATTATCAAAAGAGGAATTTCCATGTATGGAATCACCATATACTGTTATTGAACGCATCCACAAAATAATTGAACAACTCCGCAATCAGGGTGAGCCGAAATGATAAAAACCTGTAAGAATAATCCACGTGCAAAATATGTGGACACGGGGAAACACACACTCACTACCAGAGAACGTGCGGCAAAACTACGGATGTATGGTGAGGCGAAATGATACTCTGGATGATGATATGTGATTTATTCGGTCATGGAGAAACCGAACGGAAATGGTATGAATGGAAAAAACCATTTGCTGGTAGGCATGGAGAATATATCACATCCTGTAAACGGTGTGGAATGATAGTGAGGATTGAAAGATGACTGCACATCCGAAGAGATGTAAACTATGCCGTTTTGGGTATGGAGGCACTGGGAGGCATTGGTGCTACGCAAATCCGTCTGCAAATGGAGGGCATAGACAATGGATTTGTGAGGATACCTATAATGATTTCATTGCACTTCTTGGATGTGCGTCATTTAAGGAAGAGGATGAACATGACAGTTGAACCAATATCCCTTATTACAGGGGTGTGTCTTGGGTATGTTGTATGCTGGTGTATCATCCAGTATAAATGGGAAGTTAAATGTAAGGCATGTGAATTCTCCAACGAGGCTATACAGAAGGAAGTGTATAGGCATTGAGGTGAAATAAGTGAAAATGGGTGATGCACCACCAATGTGTTATCGAAACAGGAGCTTGCCGTATAATCCTGATAACGAGGTATGTATGGCCTGTAAATGGAAAATGGATTGTAACAACGGGAATAAAACAATTAAAATCAGGTGGAAAAAATGAATCAGATAAAAGAAGCACGGTTACGCCTTGAACGTTCACTCGAAGAGATGGACAGGGTAGGCCGCGAATGGGATGAGTTGGTGAAAATACAGGAACGTTGCAGTGAGAAGAGATTGAAATGGTGGCGAGAGAAGATAAACCGATAGTTCGCATTTGCGAACCGAATCGTTTTTAAATAAGAAACATTTATTTTATCTGAACGCCTATAAATTAGTATGCCTGTAGGCACTTTTGAACGATTCGGAACAGATGATGTTGTCATAAAGCTGGAGGTTGAAGGCACTGAACAGATGTGCACCTTCAAGACAACACCAAAGGTACATGACTGGATTGCAAATCATCCGGCATGGTTTTCCAAAGGTTCGGTTGTCGATTATGCTGTTAATAAGGACGGTGTGATAGGTAAAATCACACAGGCCGGTGGGTTCAAGAAAGGGACTGAGCCAAAGGCAAAATCTCAACAGGAGTTGTGGGAAGAGAAACAGAAAGCAAAATCGGCTATCGATGCCATGAAGTCACCACCACCTCCAAAAGAAGTGGTTGAGAAAAAGGCAGAGGCAGCCGGGTTCAAGCCACCCACAGGGACGTTCACTCCAGAGGAACAGGCAAAAATGTTCGGGAATCTTCCTCTGACAAACCGGGTGACAGAATCCTCATACCAGCAACCGGCAAAACTTATAGGCATGTTTGATCCGGCAAAGGTGCATGGATACGAGGTTACAGATACCTGCCAGATTACGAACTTTGAACCTGTCACAATAAAAGTGATTGGTGATGACGTAGAAACGTGCAGGAAGGCGTTAATCGAGGCATGGGGTATCTTCGGCCAGTATAACGAAGTCACCAGAGAAACGGTCACAAAACACATCCAGACACACTTATTGAGGAAGTTATGAGTAGTACTGACAGGGAAACTATCTGCCACGCACTGGGTGTGGAGGACAGAACAGAAAAACAAAAACAGGAAACTGCAATCGTTTTGGGTAAGTTACTACATATGGATAACTACACCGTTGATTGTGCTATCGTAGATATGTTCGTAATTTACGGCATACATGATACGCCTGAAGCCAGAAAGATTGCAGCTGAAATGTATACCCTCGGAGCTTCGGTAGAAACAGCCGCGTACTTCCTCTCTATGTTAAAAGAAAAGTAGGTGGCATGGATGGCGAAGATGAATCCTACGCTAGTAGTAGTGCCAGTTCCACCAAGACCTAACTATGTGGGCAAATTCAAGCGCCTTGACGATTATATTTGTAGTTCTCCATCAGGCACAATCTTCTTTTCTGAAACCCTTGCAAAACAATTTCTCATGTCAAGTGCAAAAACTATTGGTGGCCTGTTGCGTCAGAGAGAGGATGTAGAGAAAATAAAATGCGGGACGTGGATGAAATTATGAGATTTATGGGTGTTTACAAGCCGTATAGGTTACGATCACCAACTATACCATACAAGAATCGGAGGATAAAATCAATCCCTGAAAAGATTGATGACGTTATCCTTGACTATAAAAAGAAAGGGGATACTTATGTTATATCACGTGACATAGCCAAATCTCTCAACATAATGCCTAACCGTGTAGGCGCACTCCTGCGTCAAAGTAAGTGTGTTGAATACGACAGGGAAAAAAATTGCTGGGTGATTCTGTAATGAATTCAATGCTGGCACACCGAAGGCGGTTACGAGTGAGAATTGGAAACTATCTGGATACCCTCCCATCAGGACGTATTTTTACCCTCGATGAACTGGGAGCCAGATTTGGACGGAGTACAATGTCAATGGCAGCTCTTATCAAGGAATTCACGGATACGAAGGTTAAGAAAATTCGTGAATCGCGTGGTGGACATTGCAGCTACAATTATTACCCGTCTATCTGGATAAAACTATGAGGGTAAATCCCAAGTACAATAATATTTGCTGGAACAGAAATCTGAAGTGTAAGGGGTGTAGTAAGGAGTGGGAGTGTAAGTGTCACTACTTGAATGGTAGGTGGCACTACTATATCCGGCCAGAGTATCGTCCGAAATGGAATATGGAAGGTAACTGTCAGGTGAAATTACGTCCCAAGCCGGGTGGCCTTTACGATACTTTATAAATAAATCCCTCTTTTTTCCCAGTACTCCCTAACTCCGTAAGGTCTGTTGGTATAGGAACTTTTTGAAACTGGATACCACACTAAAAAATGTCTATTTTCTTGCATTATATTATTTTCAGTTACCTATAAATACCAATAATGACAAATCATACAACAAGACTTTTCGGTACTTTTTAATACGATAGTCAAGACTTTCTCGTTTCTGGAAAAATACCTGACACACCCTTCCCGGAAAAGTTCCTACCACCGGGAAGGTTACGGAGTTATGGAGTAATGGAACGGTTTTTATCTATTACCTGCAAATAGTATCTCATGCGTGAAAGAACTGTCTATAAATGGAGGATATATTCCAGAGATCCGGATTCAAAATATCATCAAAAAAGGTATTTTGCACGGAAACAGTATGATCACACCATTAAAAAATATAAGTGGGAGTACCTGCATCGGTTTGTTTGGGAAGCTCATAACGGAAAAATCCCACCCGGTTTTGCTGTCATTCATAAAAACGGGGATATATCTGATAACAGGATAGAAAACCTCGATTGTATACCAGTTGTCACCCACCTTCACAATATCAGAAAGAACCGTTTATAAGGATACAAAGACAATACAGGGGTAAGCATGAAACAGAAAGACATCTGGTGCAGTATGTGTTATTCTCCGTATAGTGATCATGAAGGTGGTCTGGAGTATAAGGATAATGTGATTGAAGGTCAGTTCTGTTCTAAAAAATGTTTTGATTTGTGGGTTCGATGGAAGGTTGCATTTCTGGAGTGGTCAAAACTATGATTGATGATATACGGATGCGCAGGGGTTCTTACGGGTACTGGAGATTACATGCATCAGCTCCTCTGGCAAGGCGTATAGCTGCATGGATACAAAGGGATATCAGGTGTGAGAAGATTGGTAGACTTAACCGTTCGGACGAGTAACCGGAAGAAGAAGCTACAAAAAACGTGGGCAGGGAAGCTCTGGAAGGAGAAACGACTGGAGTTCATAGGTGACAGGGGATGCTCATGGTGCGGCTCAAAGGAGTATCTAACCGTCCACCATCCCTACCGTAACAGCTACGGTTCAGAGCTCTACATGGACTTCTACCTCTCACAATGTGTAGTCCTGTGCAGGCGGTGTCATTCTGCCCTGCATGCGGGTAAGGTATTGTGTGAGTGCAGAGAACACTACCGTCCCTTCGACGCACAGGAGTGTTTTGTCTGCTATGCCAGTAAGTATCCAGAGGTACTGGAGAAGGTGGAGATAGACAAAATCAAGAAGAAGAAGGCAGATAAGCTGTATCGTCATAATAAATACCTCGAAGCCAAGGCCAGATGTACTGGGAAGGGGAAGATCACCGGGAGCTATCCGAAGAAGGGTGTAAAAAGCCGTGGGACAGGCGAGGTGAAAAGCGATACAAATGTATCAAATTCTGGTGTTAAGAGTGACAGAAGTGGAATGGAATGAAATACGGCGTAAACCTGTCAGAATCCATTTCCCTGATTGTTACAGGGAGGGGATGTACCGTCCAGAACCAGAGTGCTGGACATGTGATATCCACTCGATGTGCAAGCCGCGAGCCAAGAAAAAGGTGAAGGATAATGTTTGAATGTCTATGGTGTGTAAAAGTTCGCAAATGCGAACGGTGGAGAGTGGCATGGGAAAAAGCCAGTCTTGCCTCCACGTCTGGTGAAAAACGGCATGAAATGTTATGTGAACAGACAAAGGGGTGTTCTGATTACGAGGAAGATGTTGGATGACCATAGAGATAAAACAGGGACACGTCATAGACAAGCTGCGGGAGCTACCGGATAAATCCGTGCATTGCGTAGTTACCAGTCCTCCATACTGGGGATTGCGCAACTATGGGACAGCCGGGATAATATGGGAATCATACATACCCTGCACCTGTAAGGAACATGAATGGAAAATGGTGCATCCTTCAGGGTATCGGGAGAGTGACACGAATCCCGGAGAGATACAATCCGAAGGCACGAAAAATCGGGACGGTCTTACCTCATATATCTGTAAAAACTGCGGTTCGTGGCGAGGGGAGCTGGGGTTAGAACCTACGCCTGAAATGTATGTTGATCATCTGGTGGAGATATTCAGGAAGATGTGGCGTGTCCTGCGTGATGATGGCACGGTCTGGCTGGTCATAGGAGATTCATATACCAGCGGTAATACTCCAGAGGGGTTAAAACCAAAGGATTTGGTAGGTATCCCGTGGAGGACAGCCTTTGCATTACAGGCTGATGGCTGGTATCTGCGCAGTGACATAATCTGGTCAAAGCCAAATCCCATGCCAGAGAGTGTAGAGGACAGGCCGGTAAAGGGGCATGAGTACGTGTTCCTCTTATCCAAGAGCAGAAAATACTACTATGATTACGTGGCAATACAGGAAAAATCCGCATACGATGGCCGTCAGGACACTGTAATGAAAGGTTCGGAAAAATACCGCAATGGATATGCACCTACAGATAATCCTCAATCCTGTGCAATCGTAGGGCACGAACGGTGGCCGTTTAAGGCCAGTGATGGTACTCCCATGAGGAACAGGCGCACTGTATGGGAAATCCCTACCCAGCCTACACCAGATGCCCATTTCGCTACGTACCCGGAGGCTTTGGTGTTGCCATGCATACGTGCCGGGACATCAGATATGGGTGTATGTCCTGACTGTGGTGCACCATGGGTAAGGATAATCCATAGAGAGAAAGCTGACCGTGTAGAGAGGACGGATAATCCAAATACAGGTGGCCTGATGCGATGCCCACCACAACAGGATAAAGTGACTACAAAAGGGTGGGAGCCGTCATGCAAATGCGGAAAAATTTATAGTGTGTCTGCAACCATCCTTGATCCATTCGGTGGCAGTGGGACTACTGCGAAGGTTGCACGCGAGCTGAACAGGCATTGCATCCTGATAGAACTGAATCCTGACTACATTAAAATCATGCGTAAAAAACTACGTCTGAACGAGCAGCTGATTGTATGATAGGAATAAAAGAGATGAAACTGGTAGAGATACGGTCTGAAGATCCTGAATTCTATTACTGCTACGAGGTAGGAAGTCACCCTCGAAACATGGTATTGGTGAATAAAAGGTGGTTGAAAATGTATCCTGACGATTTCCGTATGCAACGGGATAAAAAGACCATGCTGGTGCGTGCTGACATATGATGCTCTTCAAAAAATACCATGTATTGCCCATGTACTTGGGAATAAAAACCTATACCCGTAGGTTCTGGAAGTATCCACGCAAGGTAGGCAGCTTCCATAAATGCCAGACAGATTTTCGGAGCGCTCCATTCGGGGCACTGGAGATTCTTGAAGTCTACCAGCAACCCTTGGATATGATGGATGAGTGGGATGCGTGCCGTGAAGGTGGGTATACCCTCGAAGAATATAAAAAGACACTGGAGATGATCACGAAGAAAAAGTGGGATCCGGCAGCTACTCCATACGTTGTCAGGTTCAAATTCACGCCTATGGAAGAGCTGAATGATGAAGGATTAATATGGGAATACACACGCCTGTGGAGAGAACACATGGAGGAAATAAATGGAATTCGTCATGAAGTCAGCCTGTTCCAACTGTGGTGAGATAATCCCGGCCAGCTTTGAAATCTATAAATTATGTCCTGTCTGTGAGATGCGGTTGAAACAGCTGTCAGAGAATGTAAAAAGAGAAATGCAGGTATTCGGAGAGATGAGGCGCAAAGTACGAGAGAATAACAAAGAATAAGTGATTTTTTATGGGTGATACAATGGATGGATATAAATGCTGGAGATGTTTCCATGTAGTACCGTCAGAAGAGATGCTCAAAGGTGAGAAAGACGTTCCAAAATGTCCTTTATGTGGGGAAGAAAAGCTGGTCAAGAAAATGTGTATTCTGGATACTGGAGTGTGTCGATGCGCACGTGACACGCATGCTGAAGTTATCCTCTGTAAATCGTGCCACGATCCTATGTGTCCCGAATGTGGTTCGCACGATGTAGTGGGTGTATCCAGAGTGACAGGGTATCTGTCCGATGTATCGGGCTGGCGCATGTCAAAAAAAGCGGAATTCAATGACCGTATGAGATATAACGTGGGTGAAGCTTTCAGATGATGTGCAGGTCATTTGAAAACACAGGGAAGCTGAAGCTGTGTCACCAGAACTACTGCCCAAATGTATTCAATGATAATATTCAATGCCCTATAAAACGAAGGATGGCACGAAGAAAAGACGGGACGAAGATGTTTCCGAACGAATAAAAAAGAGAAGTTCAGGCTGAAGCTGCTTCAGCTTCCTCAGCCCTTTTGTTGTAGTTCACGATTTCACGCAGGCCGTGTCCATAGTGGAGGGAGTATCCCTCTGCACTGTAAATCACGATGTGTTTGTACAGGGGATTTACGGAGATCATGAGGCCACCCGGCAGATTCATGTAGGTGGTGTGTTCCTTCCCGATGTTTACCTTGCGGGTTGTATAGGATTTTTTTGACATGTTCTGTTCTCTCCTGTGGTGTGTCCACGATAGGTAGATAGGTTGTCTGACACGATAAAGGTTTCTATGTAGGGGTATATAACCACTGTCAGACATATGTCGTGCTGAAATGACCACCTACAGACGGTGAGGTTTTTAAGGATACGAAACCCACCCTCTATCATGGCACGATGTGAAGAGTTTTACGAAAAGTGGAGGCAATATCCGAACTGGTGTGAGAAGGCAAAGAGTAGTGTGTCACAGATAAACGCCTATTTATCCATGGTGGATTTGTTGCAGAGGGAAGGGGTAAATCCAGAGTTCGCATATGCGAACTTTCCGGAGGCAGCTGCACGTCCGATAATGGGTATCAAAAACACAGAGATAAAGGACAAGGTGATAGGCCGTGTATCTCATGCCCTTAAAACAAAGAAGCTCTACAAAGACACGATGAAAAAAGGTGATCCTGAACCTTCACACATGACCATGATGGATGTCAAGGATATAATCCATGAGTATATTCAGGACACCAAGACAGAAAAACCATTGCCCAAGCATCCACACTACTGCATAAAATTTCGTATTATAGACGAGCATGGTGAGGATACGAGTGACTGGGTGGACGTATCATACGAGGACTACGAGGAACTGGTATCTAAATATGGAACTATCGGCTCAAAATAAATATGTCTAAAATACTTACCTGTGATGCAGTTATGGGGTTACAAACCCTCGAATCAGAATCTATTGATTTAACTGTCACTTCTCCACCCTACGATAATCTGCGGCAATATCATGGCATATCTCTGGACATGGATGGGGTAACAAGAGAGCTTTATCGTGTTACAAAAAAGGGTGGCGTGGTTGTATGGGTGGTAGGGGATGCAGTAATAAACGGTGGTGAATCTGGTAATTCGTTTCGTCAGGCATTAAAATTCATGGATGCTGGTTTCCTGCTCAATGATACGATGATTTACAAAAAAACGGGCACTACCTTCTCCGAAACAGGAAAGAGATACACGCAGATATTCGAGTATATGTTTGTGTTCAGTAAGGGCATCCCAAAAACCTTTAATCCGATAAAAGACGTGCCGAAGTTGTGGGAAGGTTCATGGGGAAAAGGCACTCAAAGGCAAAAGGATGGCACGCTTAAAGATAATAATAATCCTACATGCGGGGCTGCTCGTTCTGGCCGTGATGATACGGGAAAATATGGGTGGAAACAGAGATATAACATATGGGAATATAAGAGTGGAGGGAAGTTCAAGCACCCGGATTGGGAGATTGCAAAAAAACATCCTGCAACATTTCCTTATAAACTGGCTGAAGATCACATCCTGTCATGGAGTAACATAGGTGATGTCGTGCTGGATCCGTTCTGCGGCAGCGGGACGGTAGGACTTGCGGCAACGATAAACAACCGTGAATACATCCTCATGGACATATCAGAGGTATACACTACTATTGCAAAAGAAAGAATCAATAAACCCATGCAGAGGAAGATAATATGACCGTGCCTGCTAATTATACGGGTGGAGATGAATACATGCACTTCTTCACTGATACGATAGGTATAGAAGGTATTGATTGGAGGTTTGCAACACCTGAAGAAAACAAGACATGTGGTGACATTTATTTGATAAAAACAGGTAGATTTGTTGAGGTAAAAACTGATTACAGAACACATCTGATAGAACCAACAGGGAATATCTATTTTGAAGATTCATCCGATGATAAAAATGGTGAGCACAGAATATCAGGGATAAACCAGAACTGTGATGAATGGTTCGTAATATGCCCTCGTATAGATGCATCTCCTGAAATGTTCTGGTTCAAGGACATGGTAAAACTACGAGAATTCGTTGCTCAATATAGAAAGGTAACAAAATATCCTGATGAACGTGAGAAGAAAAAGACCATGGGGTATATTGTGCCATCAAGAGATTGCCGGGAAATAGACGAGCTACACCCGAAAATAACGATACAAAAAAGGTTAGAGGTATGAAACGAATCTACAAATGCTTCGTCTGTCAATATACATGGGAAGCTCCCTCCATACCTGAAAAATGCCCTTTGTGCGGAACTAATGGTATTAGCTATGTCTGGAAACAGGAAGAGAGGAAAAAGATATGATTGATAGCCGGTGGTTAATTTTTGCTCTAACAGGGGCTGTATTTATTTTAATGGTAGTGGTTATGGTAATGCCAATACAGCCGTTCACCATGCACATAAAAAGCCTGAATGATAATTCATTAACCCATGGTTCGTTCTTCTTGGGTTCGGGTTCAATAGACGAAGAGCCTGTCTTTGTTACGTATGTAATGTTAAACAATGGTGGATACAAATTAAAAACAATTCCGGCAGGAGAGTTTACAACAATTTATGAAGATGATCCACCAGTCCCATATGTCTATGTATGGGGTAGTACATGCTTCTTATATTATGAAATTCACGTGCCAAAAGGAACGATAATACAGGCGTATAATCTGGATGGTAAGTTATGACCGAATGTGCATGTATGTATGATTTCTGGATTGGCCTTGCCGTTGGAATTGTCGGAGTATTTTATGGATATTTAATAGGCAACTGGATGCGTGGTATATAATGTGCATGAAGTGTGATGCGATAATCCGCTTTGCTGATGACTACGGGGATAATGTTGCAACCTTCCACTGCCAGCTCGAAAAAGGGCACACGGGATTACATCTGGAACGTGGGGATATGGGTACAGAAGATAATCTCATCCCCTACGTCTTATCATGGAACGGTACTGACATAGAAGATGACGACGTAGATTGCGAGGACGAGTGGGTTATCTATGATTATGATGCTAACAACCCGTCTATAACTACGAATACATATGCAAATTTCACGCCTGACACAGAGGTGAAGTAAGGATAATTCTATTATGCCGGAATATCTCACCTCGTATCAGGGGTAAAAGTTCACCTCGATAACCTCGTAGAATGAAAAATCCTTCGAGGTGAAAACACCAATCGGAGGCCAAATCAACGTCACCCTGTTTGGCACCTTAATTATTTTCCGTTACTTTTAAATACTATGTCTGCCTATAATACCATTACTATTCATATTTTCAATACATTTTATTACTGGGAATAATAAAACGTGCAGGACTTACACAATAAAAACTTCACAATATAGGAGATAAAACGTGAAACAAGCAAAGACACACATCAGTGTTCGGGCTAAAAACGGGAGAGGCAGACCGTCAAAATTCAACGAGGAATATACAACCAGACTGGCAGGGTGGCTGGCGAGGGACGGGCTGACTAACGAAGAGATATGCCGTGAGATGGGAATATCCACCTCTACGTTGCATGAGTGGTGCAAAAAATATCCTCAATTAGCGAGCGCCATTAAAAAGGGCAAGGACTACGTGGACAGGGAGGTTGAGGATTCCCTGTTGCGCAGGGCACTGGGGTATGAGTATGAGAAAGAGGAACTGGAAGTTACCACAACTGACACGGTTAAAGGAGATCGTGTGTTCTCAAAGAGGAAAACCACAACCATGCACGTGCCTCCCGATGTCGTGGCCATCATCTACTGGCTGGGCAACCGCAAGCCAGCCGTCTGGAAGAACAGGCGTATGGAAACAGACTTTGAGCACCAGAAGGGTGACATAAGTGACCTGTTCAAGTCATGGAAAGAGAATCCTCCCTCCCTCGATAGTGCAAAATCCCTGTCACTGCCAAAAACCGCATCACCTGTAACCTTTGCTGTCGAGCACCAGTCAGAGAAGTAGAAGTGTCAGACATATGTCGTGCTGAAAACAGGAGAAAGCATGCTGGGAGAGTTGGTGGGTAAGGCCAGACAGTCTTTCATTGAGTGTAACGCATGGATGAATATATGGGAAGGCGCAGTATCATCCTCAAAAACCGTTACCTGTGACTTTGCATGGATAGATTTCATCATTCACGGGCCAAAGGGCAACCTGCTCATGGTAGGCAAGTCAGAGAGGACGTTAAAACGCAACGTCATTGATCCTATGGTAGAGATGTTCGGGGCCAGACAGATAAGCACCGTGGGCATGGGTAAAGGGGAGATACACATGTTCGGCAGGCTGGTGTATCTGGTGGGTGCGAACGATGAACGGGCTGAACAGAAAATACGTGGTGCGTCATTAGTAGGGGCATACTGTGATGAAATAACCCTCTATCCTGAATCTTTTTTCCAGATGTTACTTACCCGTCTGCGTTCACCCGGCGCACGATTGTTTGGGACAACCAATCCCGATACACCCTATCACTGGTTCAAGGTCAATTTCCTCGACAGGAAAGAAGAGCTGGACTTAAAATCATGGAAGTTCACACTGGATGATAACCCGTATCTCGAACCAGAATACGTAGAGAATTTAAAAAGGACGTATACTGGGCTATGGTATCGCAGGTTCATCCTTGGTGAATGGTGTATTGCAGAGGGAGCAGTCTATGACGGGTTCAACATAGATATTCACGTCGTGGATAAACCGCCTTTTGCAATTCAGGACTACTACGTGGCCATAGACTACGGGACGAACAACCCGTGCTGTTTCCTGCTCATAGGGGTGAATGGGAAACAGGCGTATTGTGTCAAGGAATACTATTACGACAGTGTGAAAGAAAAACGGCAAAAGACCGATGCGGAGTATGCCGATGATCTGTATAAGTTCGTGGGGAGTGTGCCTATCCGCTCCATAATCATAGATCCTTCAGCTGCCTCGTTCAAGGTGGAGTTACTACGCAGGCATTGGCCTATCCGTGACGCAATAAATGATGTCATAGACGGGATACGTACAGTGAGCGTGATGCTGGGACAAGGGAGATACCACATTCACAAAGACTGCACGAATCACATCAAGGAATTCATGAGTTACGTATGGGATGCACGGTCAATCACGTTAGGTGAGGACAGACCGAAAAAAGAGAATGACCACTCCCTCGATGCGTGCCGATACTGTTTACACACGGTAGTAGGGAGAGAGGTATACGCAATCAACTTCGCTAACCACCCTCCCGGACAGTATATTACGTTCAAGGGATTGTAGAACGTATCCCGTAGGCCCGCTTTGCGTCTGTTAGTCCAGCAAAAACCTACGAGGTAAGAAAATCGTCAGGGGATAAACAGTTGTTTACCACGTGGTGTGAGGTTAGAATGGAAAAATAACCCTCCATCAACTGCACCCGGTTTTTTCGTTACGGTATTTTCCCATACCTTTATATACCCACTTTATATAGAAGTGATAGGAAGTTATTTAAAGTCAGACAGCATATAGGTCGATTGTAGAAAGGGGATAAGGAGAGAAACTTACCCTTTCGATGAGTAGGCTATTTGCGCAATTTTCGTGGTCAGGGGTGATTGCGCACACCAAAGTGTATTCTTGGGTTTGTTCAAAGACAAGTACCGGGCATACTCGTCTGTAAGAATCCTTCCTATGGGCAAGGAAAACATTTGCAGACAGTGGGTGAAAATCCCACCCTGATCTGCATTACTTATGTGTCGAGGGGCACGATGTCCAGCTGGCAAGTGCCAAATTGGGATGGCTCAGACGTGTTCCATCCAGCTGACGGACGTATAAACGAATCGGCAAGCAGGTGGAATCCCTGCCCTCGACAATCCTATCACGTGTCAGTGCAGCACCTGTTGGAACGGTGTGCCCGGCCTGTAACCGGGAGGTCGCAGGTTCAATTCCTGCCTCTGACTTCAGGGGTTATCCCTATGATAAGTGACCAGAAAATCTCTATTCTTCGTGGCGAGGCTGTGGCTAGGTGTAGAGAACGCCTTGACCGTGCTGCCTCGCTTGCCAAAACGTCAGACGCTTGTCGTGCTGAAATGGGTACAGCCGGGCGTTTGAAATCCAAGTGGCTTTGACAATAGAAACGTCTTAATTTATAAACATTCAATATAATGTTATGTATGCCTGCGAGGACAACTGGATTGGTGTATCCATTAGATGTCCTCACTGCCGTGAATGGCTGGACGTAGAAGCTCCAGACCGTCCACCCATAGGCAGTAAGGCGGAGGCATGGTGTCGTGTGTGCGGAAAAATGTTCATGGTAGAGGTATGATGTATGGGAAAATGTAGAGAGGCCATTGAGCTTTTAAAAGAAATGGAATGGAGCGGGTATCATACAGACTACGAGGATTCGTGGGGTGTCCTGACACATGCCTGCCCGTGCTGTCTGAACGCAATGGTGGATGGGCATAAGGAAACGTGCAAGCTGAAGGAACTGATCGGATGACACTATTAGAACGAGCGGCTGATTGGTGCTGGGACATCCTTTCTGGATTAATGCCCGTTGTCGTTTTCATATTTTTCCTTATCCTTCTGTTCTGCCTTATTTTACTAATCGGAGCGTTTTTTATGGGGATATATGCATGAGAGAGAAAGAATTGCGTCTGATGATTCGTAAAGAACCAACTCGTATCCGGGAACATGTAGATATGGTGCGTGTTTTCAAAGATGCTGCTAACACACACGAATTTCCAAGAAGGTATAGATAAATGAAAGAATTTGCCTGTAATTGTACCGAACATTCGTTAGTAGTCAGTAGAATACCATTGGACGAGGATAATCCTTCTCCCAATGACCATGATGAATTTGAAATTTCAGTATGGTATTATGGCCACCAGTATTATTCTGTTAGTCAGAGGTTGCGGCACATCTGGAGAATCCTTCGACACGGCCACCCATGGGCAGATATGATAGTTCTTAACCGTGAAACGGCAACACAACTGCGTGATTATCTTACACAGGAGCTGGGTGAACTTTAATGTGTTTCTATGATGGTGATGTAGAGGACGCACGTTCTTTTCTGGTTGAACATGGATATATGACCAAAGAAGAGGCCGTAAAAAGAAGGAAACAAAAAACAAAATCTGAATCTGAAAGGAAATGGAAAAATATTGGGTGAACTTATGAAAACTGAAATCGGGTTCTTACTTATGACTGGGTGCATGATGATAATGTATCTCGTAATTATACTAGCCTTCGTCTTTGCAGGCGGGTACATTATCCTTTACCTGTTGAAAGCATTTGGAGTGATATAGAGGCGATACTAAATGTGCAACATACTTGCAAAAGAATGTAAAATCTGTGGGAAGCTCATGCCTCTCCACTTGGGAGATTATGACACTGATCCTGAAGAGGTTGAAATGTTCTGTCAAGATCATCTCCCCTGTAGTGATGTGCGAATTTATACCCTGAAGGAAGATGACGTGTGGGACGATTTCCCCGAAGATTTCATAGATACCCGAAAACCCATAGTCATCTATCCTGCACATACCAAGTTCGGGATACGTGCCCTTACGGACAATGCACGCATAAACAAGGATAAAAACCACCCGAATGTTGCAGCTGACTGGATGGAGATGGATCTTAACGAGAAGGGACAGGTAGTACCTATCGTAAAAATGAGCCGGGCAGACATCGAGGCTAAGATGGAAGGAATAGTTCAACGACTACGCGACAAGGCCCAGCACAAAGAAAAATGAGGGGTATATAAATTTATGTGCGGCAGGTAGGGGTTGTCAGGGGTGAAGTCAAAAAATTACAATTTGGCTCACTTTGTCTGACGCTTGTCGTGCTGAAAACCCAGATCTTGTGGAGAAAGCATGGATGTTTGTAGACACTGTTTAATCACGAAGGCGAGCTGGACTGACGGAGAGAGAAGTTACCGTCTTGCTTTCTGCCTGACAGATACCTGTGACTACATCTCCCGTTTATGTCTGGTCAAGTTCCAACAGGAAGTCAAGGAAAATAAAGTCTATTCTGAAATCAAATCCGCACGCCTCCCCGATGGCACGTGGTAACGTTCTTATTTCTACGAGTAATATATCTATTAAATGTCTGTTTTGAGGGTATCATGAAGGAATATCTTGTACTTGGTGATTTGCATTGTGGTTCTAATGTATCGGTTTCTACGAATCCCAAAAATTCGATACAAAAAGGAATTCGTAAGAAATGGAAAGAAATGGTTGAACATCTTGCATCCCATACCTTTGCAGGCGGGATAAATCTTGGTGACAACACAGAGGGAACAGACTATCATTCGATGGGCAAATACAATGACACGAATGACCATCTTGAACAGGTAAACATGGCCTGTGAACTTTTACAGGAACTACCTGTTAAAAAGTGGTGTGTTGTCAATGGGAGCCGTTATCACATAGGCAGTAATCCTACAGACGATGAACTGGTTGCAGATAAGCTGGGTGCAAAATATGGGAGTGAACATATAATAGATACAGGATATGGACGTATTCATGCCAGTCATAAAGTTGGGGTGTCCATGTCTGCAACAGCCTACAGACCTACTCCCATAGCACGGGAAATGATGCTGGCAACTCTCAATCAGGAAGAGTATGGAAAATTCAAAGTTATCCTCCGGGGCCATGCCCATTACTATGTACAAGTCAGATTCGGCGGGACTATGGGTGTCATCTGCCCGTGTTGGAAGGGGAGGGACGTTTTTGCACAGGAAAGGACATTGGCCATGATGCCACACTTGGGATACTGCATCCTGCAATTTGAAGGCACTTCCTTTAATTTAGAACCACATCTCTTCACTTTAAAGAAAAAGAACCTCATAAGTGAGATTAAGTTATAATAAATATATTTAAATACTATTAGTCACATACACTCTTCTATCCTTCTGGCGGAAAATAAGTCCAGAGGACGTGACTAATATGTTAAAAACTCAAGAACAAAAAAAGATTCCGGTTCAGCGTAGCTGCCCGGATTGTGGAAGTAAACAGTTTTACTTCCGTGTAAAGACAGAGGATTTCGTCTGCCAAAAATGCGGATGTGTGTGGAGTAAGTAGTATGATAACAGAACGTGAAAAAGAGTTACAGAAGCGGTTTGAATCTATTGATGCCCGCACTGGAACGCCTATGATCCTTTCCAAGTCATCCATAGGTGTTGATCTTGCAGTTCCAAATAATCCGGGCGGATACCAGCGTGAACGGTTTCTGACCGAACCCAAATTGAAAAAGATGCGGAAGTCGTTTTCAATGTTCCTCTTCGGAGCATTGCACATTGCTGACTATAGTGGTGTTCCGGGCGGAGAACACATAACAGGACATGTATACAATGCACTTGATGGGAATGGCCGTTTGACCGTTGCAAAAGACATTCCTGAAGTTACAGAGGTGCCGTGTATGGTGTATCCAGTAAGCTCGCGTGACGAGGCCGCTTACCTATTCCGTGAACTTGACAGCCAGAGGAAGAACATCTCCCCACTGGAGAGGTTCAATGTGAATATCGCATTAAAAGATCCTACGGCTATACGGATACGGGATGTGCTAAAACGACATGGTATTGAAGTATCCAAAGGTCAGAAGGTAATGCACATTGCCGCTATTGGAGCTTGTTATAGTATTGTGAAATCTCCCCACTTTGATCGGACAATTCGTGCCGTAGCTGCAATGTGCCGTAGGCATGATGCACCCGTAACAGCTTTCTGTGTTCGGGCTACCCATTATGTTCTTGCACATGCGGCATGGGTATCAGACAATGCACCACCACAAGCAACTCGACAGTCACAGTTTGACCGTCTATGGAATAAACTCATAAGCATTGATCCACGTAAACTTCAGGAGAAGGTGGATAATATCGGGAAATTGGAACTCAATGGTGATATCTATCTTGGAAGTGTACTTATGGGGATGATCAATGAGGGACTTCACTACAGGTTCGTTCTTAACACTGTAGCTCAGCAAGAATTCGGCAGCTCTTCTAAAATAGGAGAGCAAGATTCATATACAATCATTGACATATAATTAGTCAATGATCCCTTTTTTAGATAAAAAATATAAGTGCATTGTTGCAGATCCGCCATGGGAGTATGAATCTAAATGGGCTGGTGCTCATGGAGGGAGTGCGGCAAGCAGAAAATATGAAACAATGTCCCTCGAAAAAATATGTGCCCTGCCTGTCCCTGACATTACCGATAAGGATTGTGTTCTTTTTCTATGGGCAACCACACCTCTGCTCGAACAGTCATTTGAAGTCCTGAAGGCATGGAAGTTCAAATACAGGACGGCCCTGTACTGGCATAAAGTGGATGCAATGGGGATTGGATGGTGGTTCAGGGGACAGGTTGAAGTATGCCATGTTGCAACGCATGGGAAGATACGTGCGTTTCAGGATCAATCGCCTAACATAATAATAGAGAGGCCACGCCTGCACTCACAGAAGCCAAAAAAGTTTTTTTACCTCGTAGATACGATAACAAGAAAATATAACCTCGAACCTAAACTTGAAATGTTCGCACGTGACAGGAACGAGGGCTGGGATGCATGGGGAAATCAGGTATCTCCTGATGAACAAAAAAAGTTGAGGATAGATGACTGACTACGGCCCTCCAGAACCAAGCACCGAAATAATCTGCACCATATGTGGTATGCCAGCCATTGCCAGCTGGAACATGTTTGGGAAAAAGATTGCAACGTGCTGGGAGCACAGGCACATCCTGACCAACATACAAAAAGGGGAAACCATGCAGAAATATTACAAGTTTTACAATGGCGTGTCACCATGGAATCCCTTTGGGTACTGGTACATGTCCTCCGGCATCGTGAAAAAGTGAGTATATAAACCTATGGGGTATACTTCCACTGGAACGGCCAGAAAAGGGGCATAATGCGTTTCTGTCATTTCCACATACAATCCTACCACCCACCTACTTATCTGCCACTGTACAAAATGTAACCTCGTAGAAAATGGCCTGTTTTCACTGTTCGCATTTGCGAACTTATGGGAAAAATACCTACCTATATTTCCACTGGAAACTGTCACAAATACCTATTTAAACGGAGAGAACCCATTATTTACCAATGAAAATCTACTGGCTTACTATGGATGGGGAAAAATGTTTCTTCACACCTTCCAGAGAGAGGACAGAACACGAGCGGGATTTTCGTGCAGATAAAACGAATTACACGTTCATGCCTTCCCTCTTTGATGATTCGATAGTGTGGGGTGTGGAGGAAGAGGACGTGCCGGATGAGAGCTTTGGGTACTGCATCAACGGGCTGCCTTGGGAGCCTGCGCCTGCCCGTGTCCTGCCTGACAAGTCTGATTGTTCTGTAGGTATAGTCAGGAAAATACGGCATGGTATATCCAATGACGATGGCACGTGTGCAACATGCCCGTATTACACGAAAGAGAAACCAGAAATAAAACCGATAGAACCAGAGGGTATATAAATGCAAAAAACCAAGGGTTATACAGGGAGTACGGAAATGATAGGTGTAAAAGCCACCCGAAGAGGATTGGATTACCCTATCTCATCAGCTGTGACAGGGCCGTTGCCAGACCGGGTTCGATGCCCGGCACTCCCACTGGTTGGTTCGCAGGCTCCAACGTTAAACAAAACTGTGTCATCTGTGGTTGGTTTGTTTTCTTACCTCATATATACTGTGCATACGTTATCCTCCGTAGAGCCAATAGACATACCTCCTTAAATTCTCGTAGTCACTCCCATCCCTTTGACACGGGGATGATCACCTCCCTTTTTTTTTAGTTATCAGTGATAGGTTCATATAGGTATCGCTATTTACTGATACCCCACTTTTTTGTCATATTACTGGTGAGTATATAAATGAAATCAAAAAATTACCCATAGTAATAAATAGGAGAAAGACATATATAGTAGTTCATGGTGAAATCCGTCCCTTCGCGGTGTCCTCAATGTTGCCGTTTGGAATTTGAAGAAATATCAAAATGGGTTTATTTGTGTTCGTATTGCGGGTGGATGGAAATAAATTCATGGGCATATGAGAGGGAGAGGGAAATATCATGATAGAAGAGGATTACCCGTACATGGATACATGGTCTGACATACATCTGGAGGTTTACTGTATGCTCAACCACGATTATTCACATAAAAAAGAACCGTTTGACTACCTCTACGTCGAGGGAAAAGAGCCTGACGAATGGCCTGAAGTGCCTAACAAGTCATATGATCCAGAGGCAAAGCCAGAGGACTGGCCTGCGGATTGTAAGAGGAAAATAACCATCGACTGTCTTGAATGTGAGCATGTTGCATACTGTGAGATGGAAGTAATAAAAATAGAAGAGGAACTATGAAAAATGATATCGGATTTTATTATTGTCGGAGCGCTTTTGCTTATGTTTTTTACAGGGTATTTTTTGGGACGGATGATTGAACAGGTAAAGAAAAAGTGGAAAAATGGAGGATTTTAACCTGAACGCCTATGATTCGTGACTGTTTTGTAATTGCAGAGCTGGGTGTGAACTGGAGAAACCTGCACCAAGCCGATAAACTGATACGTGACTGCGCGTGGGCAGGGGCAGACGCAGTAAAATTCCAGATGTATAACGAGGAGCAGATCAAAGATGCGCCTGATTACCCGTTCCTGCGTCATATCATGCTCAAAAAACCCGATATACGGTATCTCTACTGGAGGTGCAAGTATCATGACATCGAGTTCATGTGCACACCCATGTACCCGGAGGCCGTTGATATTTTAGATCCGTATGTGGAGAGATGGAAAGTCAGGTATGCAGACAGAGAGAACGAGGATATCATTTCCAGAATGTTTACCGGGCATGATAAACAGATATTGATATCCCATCATGAAGTCCCAGCAATACGCGAGTGGAGGCACATAAAATATCTCTACTGCGTGCCGGAATACCCTCCAACAAAATGCGGTTTTGATGAGTTTCAATCACGGTATCTTAACAAAGGGTTTGATGGGGTATCCTGTCACTGGCCGAATATCGAGATTGCCATGTACTTTGTCAAGAACGGGGCACGGTTTCTGGAGATGCATGTCAAGGACGAGGATGAGGATTACTGTCCTGTAGACAATGCGGTTTCAATCACGATATGTGAACTGAAAAAGTTAATCGACTGGATGCGGAGCGAATGAATAATGTCGTATGAATGTTTTTGTGAATGGAGGAAACTGGCAATTTGGAACTATCATTGTAAACACCCATCAAATACGGCAGGATTTGGAAAATGTAATGATATAATAGAAATGGGAAATTGCCCGATGGGTTTTGTTTCAAAAGAGTACGCCGAAAAATATTATGAGGAAATAGAATGAGTGTATATCTTGTAACAGGTGGGGCAGGCAGTCTTGGCAAGGCAGTGTGTAAAAAGCTCATGGAAAGGGGGCATACTGTCCGTTGTATGGACATAAACGAGTGTGCGCTGGCATCTATATCATATCCACCCGATAGGTTCACCAAAGTCTATGGTGACGTTTCTGACCTATCCCGTGTTATGAAGGCGATGCGTGGCGTGGACGTGGTGATACATTGCGCGGCTATGAAAAACATCGACATAACCGAAATCAACGCTACGGATTGTGTGAGGACGAATGTGATAGGGACACAAAACGTGGCAGAGGCGGCCATGGAGAGAGGAATAAAACACGCAATTTTTATAAGCACGGATAAATCCGTAGCTCCTGTGTCGTTATACGGTGCAACCAAGCTGGTTTCAGAGCATATCTGGAAGGCAGCTGGGAGAATACAGAACAGGACAAAGTTTACCTGTCTGCGTTCGGGGAATTTCTTTGAGAGTAACGGGAATGTGTTTGAGGTATGGGAAAAACAGTATGCAGAAGGCAAGCCCCTGACCGTGACCGATACTGAAATGCTGAGATACTTCATTGACATTGACGAGGTTGCTGAAATCATCCTCCAGCTGGATGTACGGAACTTCACAGCCATACCGTTAATGAAGGAATATTCCATGATGGACTTGCTGATTTTGAAATACGGGGATGAGCAGGAGTTTATCATTACAGGGAAACGACAAGGTGAGAAAATGCGTGAGGAGCTTAACTATCCTGATGAAAAACTTGTCGAGATAAACAACTTCTACTACGAGGTTCAGGAATGAAAACGATTTGTATTATCCCTGCACGTTCAGGGAGTAAGGGTATAGAAGATAAAAACATCCGCCACATCGGTGGCAGGCCGTTAATTGACCATTCAATCCGTCAGGCCGTGCATGCAGAGCTTGATTTGATTATAACAACAGATTCACAAAAATACATCGACATGGTAAATTCCATGTATCCGAAAGGGGTTCAGAATCAGGGCAGAATGTTGTACTGCCCGTTCCAGAGGGACAAAAAACTGGCCCGTGACGATACGCCTACTAACCGTGTGGTTCTGGATGTGTTAAAATGGATAGATGAGAACAGGCCGGACGAGTATGATGCGTTTGTCCTGTTAGAACCCACTGCACCTCTGCGGTTTACGAAGGATATAACCCTTCCTTTGGCCATGATGCGTCAGGATGAGAGTATACCGTCTGTAGTCAGTGTGTGTGATGACCACAGGAAACACCCGGCTTTGTCATTCCGCATGAACAGAGGTATCCTCCAGTCAAATACGGATACACCACACCTGCGCAGGCAGGCGCTTGAACCATTCTATCATTTAACAGGGACGATATATGCCGCACGGATTCCCTTTTATCGTGAACATAAAACGTTCATCACGCCTGAAACAAGAGGGTATGTAGTTGCGCCTTGGCAGGACTTTGAGATAGACACTCCTGATGACATACCGATAATTGAGTTGTTTATAAAGAGGGTGATGTAGATGGGTGGTTACGGGAGCGGGGATAAAACCGGGCATCCGTTCTATGGCAATCAATATGGTATGGGGAAAGGTGACACTGGAAAAAGTGGCACTGGGAAAGGTAAGACCAATGATGGCAGGTATGACACGAAGAGGGGATACCTTCACGGGCCAACTGCACCAGTTCCAACTACAAAAACCAATCCAAAAAATCCCACCGTCCGTTCTATGGTAGAAGATTACTACAAAAATACAGAGTACGCATGGGATTTGGAACACGAACATCTCTACGTCTATAAAAATGATCCGGCAAATGTGCTTGGGACAACCCATGGAGATGGAGAATCTACAGAGTGGATAACGTCTGAACGGCCAGAACTTAAACTACACATACAGGATGCAGATGCTGTTCATAATCACCCATACGGGAATCCTTCCCTGTCATGGCCGGATTTATACCATGCAATTAAGGATAATTGCAGGTCAATTACGGCAATTACAAAAGAAGGACGTTTTTGGACATGTCATAGACCACCCGGAGGATGGGCAAAAATAGTAAATGATGCTATTACCTATGAGTTGTCAATCGAGATTGCTAAAGAAGAGTTACGGCAATCGGATTGGTGGCAATCTCTGAAGGCGGATGTAGATTCCAAGAAAATACCTTCAGGTGAAGCTAACCGGGCGTGGACAGACGAAATTTACAGGCGTGCGTATAAAAAACTGGATTTGGATATTGAGGAAGGTGAAATATGAGTGCTGAAAGTATCAGGCAGGAGCTCCGTGAACGGGCAAAAGAACTTGGGATTAACGAGGAAGATATTGTACCTGCAAATCCTGATGTCCTTGACGGTCAGGACGAGTTATACAGGAATATGGAATTAAGTGAAATCTGTTTCTTCTGTGTTCGTCTGCACGATGACGGTTCGCGCACGTGCGATGCATACCCGGACGGGATTCCTCGCCAGATATGGATGGGAGAGAGAGATCATAAAACTCCATTCCCCGGCGATCATGGGTTACAGTTCAAATCCAGAACACCACAGGAAGATAAAGCTGCCGAATACATAAGCCGCAAGGCACAGGAGTACTGAAATGGGTGGACATGGTTCAGGGGATAGAGTAGGGCATCCCTTTTATGGAAACCAGCATGGGACAGGACGGGCAACCAAAGGCGGATTTGGTGCGGCATCAAAAAAGTATGCGGGGCCAACAGCAAAACCGCCAGTCAGTTCCAGAACTACGAAACATCCGGAATCACGTGCAGTGGTAGACGATTTCCTGATGGGGCATAAACACGAAGGCGGGAAAGTTACCATGCACGAACAGCACCAGAAGGACAAGGTTGAGCACCTGCATGTGTATAGGAATGGTGAACTTCTGGAGGACGAAGTTGGAGATAGTCATGGTGTAAGTTCAAAATCTCATGACGATTTGCCCGATTCTGATACCATCCACAACCATCCGTCAGGGGCAGTTTCTTTCTCTACGGGTGATCTCTTTATGACAATGGCTTATAACGGGAATTCTGCAAGTGTGGTTTCAAATGACGGCAGGCTTATAACTCTTCATAGACCGGAGGACGGGTGGAAACCGTTAATGGAGAAAATTCTTAAAGTTAAACTCAAAGAAGAATTTGGAGAGGCCATGCGTGAACATGCAAAGAGGGTTGCATATACAGTAGACCATGACAGAGATGATTATGAAGAAGAACTCCGCGAGGGCGAATGGTATAAGGGAATGAAAGCCAAAATCAGAAAAGGCGAACTAACGACGGACGATGTAGATGCAGCTGTTCGTATGGAAACGTGCAGGTATGCTTTAAATAAATATGGATTCGATATCGAAGAAGGAGAGGTAGATAAATGACAGACGATGATATTGAGATGGACGGGCCGGACGAAGAGGATAAATTCTACCTGTTAAGTCCTGTCTGTTTCTTCTGCGCACGCCTGCCCGTGGACGAAGAGAGGGTGTGTCCCGCCTTCCCGGACGGGATACCCACACAAATATGGTATGGAAAGTATGACCATAAAAACCCCTTCCCCGGTGATCATGGTCTGCAATTCAAATCGAAAACTCCGAAAGAGGACGAGGCACGTGACTATATAAGTCGCAAGTCACAGGAGTATTGAGATGGGTGGTGAAGGTAGCGGGGATAGACCGGGACACGAATTTCACGGCAACCAGTACGGATACGGAAAATCCCCGGATCGGAGTGGTATACCTCCCACAAAATTCAAGAGTGTGGCTTCATATGGTAAACTTCAGGAAGAAGGATATAAAGGACATACCGGACAATGGGAAGATGCCAAGGATAAATGGCTTGATACTGATTCCAGAGCAAATCCCATGACAGACGAAGAGGAATACGCTGTTCATAAAGCCTATGCCGGGAATGTCCATGCATGGGATTTGAACCGATACCTGCGCAGAGAAGAATATGATGCACTTGTTCATGATCCTGAAAAAATGAAGATTACTATAAACAACATCAAAAATGCAATCAATAAACAACCCACAATTCCAAAAGGAGAAATTCTATGGCGAGGCGTTCAGGATAGAAATGCCGAAGAGGGGAAAATGCTTGAAGTGGGTGACATAGTTGCAGACAAGGGTTTTACCTCGACAACCTATGATTTAGACCATGCACAGAACTTCTGTGACCTGTCTAAATATGATGTCATATATCGTATTGTGACCAGTGGTAAGGAGAAGGCAATACCGGGCAAAGAAAGTGAAACCGAAATGATATTCCAAGCCGGGCAAAAATGGGAAGTTGTAGGTATCGAAGAAAAAACAGTTCTGTATTTAGATCCCGATACTGGTAAGGGTATAGATTCAGAAACAGGTCAAAGACCTAACAGGTTTCGTGTAATCACTGTTACGGGGATTGATTGAAATGTCAGAAGGAAGAGGAAAGAAAAAGACCGAAAACTCAAAATGGTCAGGCGGGTTTGAAAAAGTTGGTCATGTATCCAGTAGGAAACAGGACGAACTTGCTGATTACGTGAAAAAGAAACGAGAGAGCTTATGAAAAAACTCAAAGGATGGATTAAGTGGCCTACCCTCAAAAAAATGATGATGGGCAGGGATTACAAGGGACATAGTGTTGAAAACGGTGTCTACAAGATAGAAATAGGAAAATCCAAGTTTGAGGTAGTACCTAAAAATGTGAAGTATTACAACGTCTATAAGATTTACGAGTGATGTATCATGAATGTATGGCAGAGAGCATGTCAGATTATTCCGGGCGGGAATTGTGTAGTTAGCAAAAGACCTACGAGGTATTGTCCCTCTTCATATCCTTCCCACTACACGTGGGCACACGATAATCAGGTAACTTCGGTTGAGGGTATAACCTATTATGACTATTCAACCATGGGGATAGGGACGTGTATCTTGGGATACGGAAATGCTGAGGTGGATGCAGCTGTCATACAGGCCATTGCAGGCGGGAATATGTCATCCCTGAATCCTGTCGAGGAGCTGGAGCTGGCAGAAGAGATGCTGAAAATAAATCCACACATGGACATGTGCAGGTTCGCACGCACAGGCGGGGAGGCGTGCGCGATAGCTGCGAGGATTTGTCAGGTATACAATCCGGGCACGTTCCACCTCCAGCACGGGTATTCCGGGTGGCATCTTGGAAACCCGGAGAAAGGATTTGGTTACAATTTTGAAACTATGGATGACATATGCCTCTTGAAGAATATCTACGATGAAATATCGTTTGTCATCATGGAGCCTGTCCGTAATTTCCCGGATAAATCCTGTCACCTCATGAAACAGGTAAGAAAGTGGTGTACTGAAAACAATGTCCCGCTTATCTTTGACGAAATAACTTCAGGGTTCAGGTGTAATATTGGAGGGTATCATGCAATTAAAGGGGTGTATCCAGATATTGCCGTCTACGGGAAGGCACTGGGTAACGGTTATCCCATTGCCTGTGTGGTGGGGAAAAGAGAGCTCATGGAAAAAGCTGAAGATACGTTCATATCATCCACCTTCTGGTCAGAGAGGACGGGGTATGCGGCTGCACTCGCAACGCTCGAACAGATGAAGAAACAACATGTCCCGGACAGGCTTATCCGTATGGGAAAAGAGGTTCAGGATGGGTGGTTGCATCTTGCAGACTTGGCAGACATAGACATCGAAGTTACGGGCATACCTCCACTGGCACATTTCGCGTTCAAAGAAAATAACAATGAATGTATGACCATGTATACACAGGAGATGTTGAAGAGAGGTATTCTTGCCACAGACCAGTTCTACGCCTCCATTGCACACAGACCTATCGACATTGAAACATACATGTTCCACGTGGATAAAATATTCACCATGATTGCAGAGGGGAAAGTGAAGCTGGAAGGAGAAGTAAAGGATATGGGATGGAGGCGGCCAAATTGAGGTTACGAGATAAAATTGAAGGGCCAAGCCCCTGTGATACCTGCATGCTCTACCCTTACGAGAAGAAATCTATAGAGCCTAACGGGGAGGAACTTATTGATCTTGTCCCTATGGATGACTGTCCCATGTCATTTGACGTTACGGCAGAGGATGACCTTGATCCTCTGTCGATAAGTGTGTGGGAGAAGATTACACGCATGACAGGATGTACATGCTGGAGGCAGAAAATATGACGTACGATCCATTAAACGGGGAAAAAGAGAACTGGATTCAGATGTATGGAATGAAGGCACTGATTATCCTTCTTTTTATATTCATAAGTGTTTTATTCCTGTATATCATTATAGATAAATGTGCATTGATATGCTGATGAGAGTAATTGTCTTTGGCGGTTCTGGCGTAATTGGCCGGGCTGTAGTGGATGCCCTGATTGCAGGGGATTACACTGTGTATAATGCAGACCTTGAAGATTCCGGGCGTGGAACGTTTTTAAGGACAGATATTTTAAGCATGCACTCAATATACCGTACCATGGAGTTGGTAGGTGACATTTACGGAGTAGTGAACTGCACCTATCCCCGGACAAAACGATACATGACCGATCCGTGGTATGATACCCTGACCGATGACTACCAGACGTTCTTCACCCAGCATCTGGTATCCTCTATTTCTCTTATGAAATTGTGCCGCGAATTCGGAGTGAAAAATATCGTTGTCATGTCATCGATGTACGGGAAGAAAGTTCCTGAGCAGTGGATGTATGACGGAACAGAAAAAAGAAAATCTCCCCTTGAATACGGGATGGCAAAAGCAGCTCTGAACCATATGGTTCAATATTTATCCAGAGAAGGGATGCACATAAACGCTATTGCACCCGGTGGAATAGAATCAGATGATATGCCTACACTGTTCACAATAAAATATCGCACAAAGGCCGATTTTACAAAACCGTGCGAAGTTGCAGGCACGGTAAAATACTTGTTATCGCAAGAAGGTCAAGGAATAAACGGACAGGTGATTACAGTAGATGGAGGTTTTTCTGTATGAGTGTAAGGGACTGGATGGAAAATATACCCTGTTTTGAAAAACCGTGTTTCGGCATGTGGGGATATGTCGAGGGAGGGGTAAACCGTGGGTGTGATAAGTGCGAGTGTCTGTGGCATTGCCGTGAAAAATACTTTTCAAGGAGTACAGGGCAGGGATACATAAAATTATGAATTACGGGAGGACAGAAATGAAAGTCTGTTGGGATTGTAAATATTGGGTATCAGATAAACCAGAACAGCCAGACTGTCAATTTGGATGGTGTCATAGGTTTCCTCCACAACTGCTTGGGAGAGAAGCATCCAATCCCAAAGTATTTCGTATGAATTGGTGTGGAGAGTGGGACTATAAGGAGTAATGTATGAAAAAAATACTGTTTCCTGTTGGATGCCGTTCTGATGAAGGATTATCACTGCCAGTAATAAAACGGCTGAAAGAGGCGGGATATAATGTTCGCATTTGCGAACTTGATCCGAATAACTTTGTCTATTCCTACCAGCTGGTGGATTTCCTTTGCGCAGGAAACGACACGGTTGAGGTGAAAACAAGAGGCAAGCCGGACTTGGTTGTTATTGTGGGTGACAGGGTAGAGATGACTGCGGCTGCGGCAGCTGCCTTCCACAATCGTATTCCAATCTGTCACGTGTACGCAGGAGTAACAAATATTCCAATAACCACGTTCGATGATATAGACCGCCACTGCATAACCCTATGGGCTGACATGCATCTCTGTGAGAATAAAGAAGCTTGCCAAATGGTGGAAAGTATCTGCTCTGGAATTAAAGCCTGTTACCCGGAGGTTGTGGGTATCACGCATCTGGATGATATGGAGATTGATGAATCTTTAGTGCCTTATCACACAAATCCAGAACCAATGATGTATTTTCCAAAATTTGTTTTTCCAACAGATTATGACCTAATCCTCTACAACACTCCAACTACAACCGATTACAGGCCGGAAGTCTATGCAATGGAGGAAATAATTGCACGGGAAGGAAATTACAGGATTCTCATAGGCGGAAACCCGGACGGGGAGGCAGAAACAGAAACAAAATTAATTGAAATGATGAACCAGTTTTATCCCAGCCTCCCGCGTGCACAGTTCTTGGGACTTCTTAAAAACTGCAAGAGGTTCATAACAAATAGCTCCAGCGCTATCTACGAAGCTCCATACTTCTTAAAACCAGAACAGATAATCATGATTGGCCAGAGGAACAGGAACAGGCCGAAAGTAGACTGTCAGCCGGGCGGGAGTGACCGGATAGTTAAGGCAATTCAAGAGTATCTGGAGGCATTTGATGATACGAAGATGTAAAACCTGTGGGAAGGAAGCTCCTGAAATGTTCTCTCCTGCATGGAACAAGGAAAAATGGCATGCCAATATGTCAGGGGTGAATGTTATTGCCGTCTGGTGTCCCAAGCATGAAAAAGAGTGCCATCAGTTTTGGGAAGATCATTGTGCAGGAAGAGGAATAATTGAGTACAGGTCGGGAGAATGAAACACAACTGGGTTTTTGTCAAGGCAGAGGATGACGAATTTTTTGATGTTGAAAATGAGGACGTTGTAAAAGGGATATCTCTGTTATACCTATGTGCAAATCCGGGATGTGATAAATATTTATCATTTATAGTACGGCGCGAAGGGATACCCATGTTATTACGTTTTGTTACAGAATCACAACGGAAAGTGGATGTGGAATGTACTATACGAGGGTGTGAATGTCATGGAGTATAAGCGTACTGACTGGATACTGGTAGATACGACAACCAGTACGAACGGGACAGACATAATCTACGTCAGAGAATGTAACGATCATGAACACAGATACGCACTGGCCAAAGTAACCGTCCGGGAGAGAAAAGATGGAACAACGCGATTGGGTAAAACCAAGGGTGTATCATGGCACGATGACACAATGGTACTGGGTAGTAAACCACCCGGAGCATTTTGTCTTGGGTGAGAGGGTGGACATAGGTATGTTCACGTTCATAAATGCCAAGCAGGGAGTGATTATCGAGGATGATGTTCAGATAGGTGCACACTGTGCTATCTATTCAGTGTCTACAATAGACGGGAAACAAGGCCCGGTCATTCTGAAGAAGAACTGTAAAATCGGGACACATTCAACTATCATGCCGAATGTGACCGTAGGTGAGAATACCATTGTAGGTGCCTATTCATTCGTGGACAGGAGTATAGGAGCAAATCAGGTGGTGAGGTGCGTGCCTAAAAACTTCAGGAGAATGTTGTGAGATATAGAACATCTGATTTGAAATGCCCTGTGTCACTGTGTGAATTCAGGGAAAAGGGTGGAGAATGTAATGCACCGATAGAAGAAAAAGTTAAAAGATACTGTCCAATGTTTGTTAAGAGGGAAAAATGAGCTGCGAATGTGATGATTGCAAGAATTATGTCCCAAAAAGTGGGAAACGGGATTGCTATAAGAACAACTGTGATGGGTGCAGGTGTAAGGACTGCCCGGACTACCATAACTGCGATAATCACGCCTGTTATGGAAGCTGTAAATTCCATCCGAAGTATTATTATCAGTGTCCTCAATGGACGTATACCTATCCGTATTACTATCAACCGCAATACACGTACTACAGTGGAACAGAGATGTGAGGTGAAATAAAATGCCATTGAAAACGGGAAAGTCAAAAAAAGTTATCAGCCAGAACATTGCAACTGAAATGAAGGCGGGCCGTCCACAGAAACAGGCCATTGCCATTGCCATGTCAAAGGCTGGGAAGTCACGAAAGGGACGAAAGAAAAAGAAATGAGAAAATCTGACTGGAGATACCCGGCCATGATACAGATACGTAAAGTACTCTCTGATATATCCGGGTTGTCAGAGGACGAAGTGGAAAAAACCTTCGCAGAAGTGCCTATGTTGAGGAAAAATGATAGAGAATAACGTATGTGCAACCTGTAGGAAGTGTTGCACTGGGGAAATATCGGGGAATGGGATGTGTACATTTTACACATCTACCGGGTGCAGTGCCCTGTGGGAGAACAGAAACGAAGGATGCAGGTTCTACCCGTTTATCGTGGTCAGGGATATGACGTTCGCAAATGCGAACCAGATTCGTGTTCTTCTGGATACCGCCTGTCCTCACTACAAAGAGTTTGAGATTCTTCTGAACATTGTTTTAGAAAAACCAGTCCCATCTATGGAGATACATAAATGACAGATGAAAATTTTATAATCAAAGACGATATCTGCAAAGAATGTGGCGGAATATGTTGTCAGGGAAAAGTTTCTGGATATGCACCATGCGGGTGGCTCACTCCTACCGGGTGTAATATGTGTGATGCGCATAGAAATCCTACCTGCAACATCTGGCCGTATGTCATAGTGGATGACAGGAGATTCCCGAATTCACGGAGGATATTCTTGGATACTGGGTGTCCACACTGGAGGGAGTTTGTCAAACACTACGACAAGTTACCAAAAGAGGAACGTTTACAGGACTACTCTCTGGTCATCATGAAATTATCCGTGCATGATATAGAGGATGCAGATCCACGGAGAGAAGAATGATAGTCTACTGTCTGGAAAACTGTCCTCACTGTGAGGAAATCAAGGAAAAACTGGATGCGATTGGGTACGATTACGAAGTCCGGGACATGTCGTTAGCAGAAAATCTGACGGAACTGAAGATGTTGAACTGTTTTGCGATGGAAGCGCCTGTCCTACAGGTGGATGATCGGTGTTTTGAGTATGCAGACTGCCAGAAAGAAGGATTTTTCACAGAGTTATTGAAAATGTGTCCTGACCAGAGGGAAATTCCCGATATTGCCGAAACCCACTCCAAATTAAAGTCTGATAGGTAGATAGGTTTAATATCTTACAACGCCTACAGGTACATGGTGATAGCACCATGAAAACAAAAACCAAGACTACCAAAAAGTCCACCAGTAAAACGGACTTTATCCCAGCCGTTGCAACTGGGATATACCGGATTCCGAAAAAGAGCTGGTTCAACAAGAAACAGGTGAACGGAGATCCGAAGTGGAAGGACATCTACGGAAAGAAAAAGTGCTTCGTCTGCAAGGAACATTTCCAAGAGAACGAGGCATACCGGGTGACGAACAACCACAAATACCATCACGTGGATTGTGTGGTGAAATCATGAGCATTGCCCGGCAACGTGCACAGATGAAACCCGATTACCCTTTTTACTGTGCTGACTGCAAGTGCAAGGTAAGGACTGATCAATCACCGTGCCGAAGGTGTGGACGGACTAACATCCAGCCACGGGTGTGCAATACCTGTCACTGGGGAAGGACAGATTCAGATAAAATATACTGCATCTACCGTCACATACGAAAAGAATTGGGTGACTGGTGCGGCAACTGGTCACATCTTACTTAACTTTTTCCGTTACCTTTATATACTATTACCAACATATACTACCTCACTGTAGTTCTGCTTTTTAAGGACTGCAAGCTTTTTTTATAAATTTTATAAAAAAGTGTGAGGATTAACATGGGATTTGAACTTGGGGGTAAGGTGCAAGGTGTAACACCTGCCCGTAGGAATTTCTACGAAAGAAACCTTTTTTACGTGGGATTTTCCAGCACACACGCCGGAGTAGGGACTGATGCCTCAACTGGTGTAAACTCTACTACACCATGCCTTTTGTTAAGGGATGCCGCATCCTCATATAATACCATTAAAAATTATTCAACCCGTTTGGATTGGATTCACGTGTGGTATTTCGGGAGCGGAGCATCAAGTAATTTTAACATAATTTATTGTAATGTGGACACTACTACACAATCACAGACGGTGAAAGTTTCAACTGCAAATTTGAATAATAACATGGCGTATAACTGGGTAGTCCCGTTACCGCCACGTACAGAGATGCACTTTGCGATAACAACCGCATCCAGCTTAGGAACGTTTACATTACAGACTGCCGAGGCATTCGGTGATATGCCATTTGGAAATCCGTAAATAAGGAGAGAGGATTAACATGGGAACATTTGGTGAATATTTAGAAATTAAGGTCTTGGATCTCATATGGGGTTCAACAGGATTTGTGCCTTCAACCAAGATTTATTTTGGTCTAACGAGTGCAACACTCACCTCGACTGGTGAGGAATATAGTGGTGCCGAACCTTCAACTCTGACAGGGTACGCACGTGTGTACGTAGGGAATACTTCTGCGAATTTCACAGGAGCTGAAACATCCGGCACTGTGGCCGTTAAGTACAACAGTACTTCGATTACGTTTCCCACAGTCACGGGAAGTTCATGGCCTACCGTTAATTACGCCTTCTGTACAAATGCATCCTGTTCATCAGGATATATGCTCTGTTGGGGTGCATTAACTACTCCGAAGAGCCTTGCAGTTGGTGACACAGCCAGCTTCTCCAGTGGTGCGTTCAAGATAACACTCGACTAAACGAGGGCAACAATGGCGATTGTTGAACTGGAGTGTACGGCATCGGCGCATGGTTCGATGCCTAACTCTAAAGAGATAGCGGAAGCTCAACTCAAAGAGAGAATTGAGCTTCTGAAAAAGAAACTGGAACAGCTAAAAGAACAGGAAAAATAAATTTTTTTGGTAGGTAGTGGAACATGGCAACAACGTTATACTTGCGTGGTATAGATGCTACAGGCGTAGTCCCGAACGCAAAGCAATCTGCCGATACCATAACAGATGATTTGGCAAGTACGTGGGGTGAATACGCTACTCCAGCACAGATGACCACTACTGCCGGGTCTGCGAACCAGACAAATAGCGGGACTGTAGCGGCCAGTCCTAACCCACGGTATGAACACTACGGGACGTGGGTATCTCCTGCAATGGCGGGAGGGCAACAGTTATCCGGTACTGTCACAATCGGCCTGTCAATGAACGAGGCGCGGGTAAAACAGAATGTCCTTCCACGTGTCTACATATACCTCTGGAACGCTGATGATACCATCGGCTCCGATGTACTGGCAGTGGTAGATTCAGCAACAGAGGTAGGCGTGGCGTATGCACTTGCCACGTATTTCTCTGGAACGGCTATCAGTACGGTAGACGTTGCTGAAGGTGACAGGATTGTTATTGAAATTGAAGGAAACTGTGATCCTACGGAATCCGTTTCGTGTGATCATGGTATCCAGTTTGACGGTGCAGCTGCCGGGACATATGGTTCATATGTTACCTTTTCTGATGACATTTTGTGGTATAGTGTTGGTGGCGTGGCCACTACTGATGTCAATGCAGTCACTACCGATACATTCAATCTGAAAAACCGTGCGGCTCTGAATACAACCATAGATGCACTTACAACCACCACGATGTCTGCCGGTCAAAGACATGCAACCTCGTGTACTTCGGCCAATGCAGTCACTACCACAACCTTTGGTGTAGGACAAACAGCTGCTCTGGCCTTCACGGTTGATGCCTTATCCACAGTCACAGATTTACTTGGGATACGTCATTCTGTAGCTACAGAAGTTAATTCAGTAACGACAACCTCATTCACATCTGGTATATCACAGGCGCTGGCATTTATTGTTAATGCACTTTCATCGATTACAGACCTTGACTTACATCAGGCTCTATTGCACGCATTAGGATGTCAGGTAGATGCACTTTCTATCACTGATATATCGTTAAGTGTAACAGCCGGGGAAACAGAAGTTGCGTGTGAGGTAAATGCAGTATCAGCTACAGAGATTGAACTTACAAAGGTAGGTGCGGCTACACTTGTCCTGACAGCCGTCCAGCACGAAACACACATTGATTTAACGTGGGTGGCCGCATGAGGGTGATTACATGGTCTTAACTACAGAACAGGCCACACGCCTGATAAAAAGTATCTGGAGAAGCGAGCTGGAATACAAGGAAACCGTGGATTTGGCAGAGGAATTACAGGCACTCCCTTCCCGTACTCCAGAACAGGAAATAACGCTGACGCATTACCTCAATAAAATCCAGCACGACAGGGATGTTATACAGATATGGGTGCAGAAAATAAAGGCGGCTGGGATATCGAACCTGAAAACACAGGCAAATCTCATCATCCGCACACAAATCATGGACGAACTTAAATCCATGATACAAGAAGAAATAGAAAGGCTTGATACCCAATGGAACGATTTTGTAGTTGAATATGGGGCACGAAACCCTGAAGATCAGAATCAGGAAGAATACGACAACTCCTATGCAAAATATATAAAACGTAAAACACGACTACAAAAACAGGCTACGATTCTCGATAATCTGAAACTATCGACAACGGTGTTTACAGTATGACAGCTATAGTCAGTGGTGGGGATGGAAACTGGTCATCGACTACAGAGGATGCGCCTTGGGATGGAGGTGTCGTACCCGGAGAGAACGACACAGTAATTATTCTCTCTGGACATACAGTAACAATAAACCAGAATGTAATTGTAGGTGCTGATTCGACTTCAGGACTTGTAATAAACTCTGGCGGGAAATTACAGGTTCTTCATGATGTAGCTGGTAGTTATTCTCTCACGGTAAAAGGAGATTTCACAATAAACGGTACGTTTGAAGTAGGTACTGTTGCCGAACCGTTAGCTGCTGCGACTACATTTACAGTAATGCTTAATTATTCCGCCTCCCTCGCAGAAGGGGAGTATGGAATGAAGATAGGTGTATCTTCTGCTGCTACAGTAACGTTACAGGGGGCTGTCCCGTGGGGTACGTCATATTACGCCACCACATTGGACGTGGATGCAGTTGCAACGGATACTCATGTTCATACAGCTGTCAATACCGGGTGGAAGGATAACAACGTGTTAGTAGTTGCAGCTACAAGACGTACATATACAGAACACGAAGCATTAGTGATGAATGGGGATGCCGCTGATGATGTGGTCAGTTTTGATGCTCCTGCAAGTTTGGCATATCCACATTCCGGGACATCTCCAACAGCTGCCGAAATTATAAATCTTACACGAAATATCAAAATAACGTCGTATAATGCTTCATATAACGGTTTTGTTTCAATAGCTAATGCGAGTACTGCAATAAACTGGGACTGGGTAGAATTTTCAGAATTGGGGAATAACGCAACAGGAGAGTATGGTGTTGATTTTATTACTAATGCACTATCAACAGCTGCCAATATTAAGTACTGTTCTTTTTATAATAATAATGTACATATCAGAAATAGTATTGCAAGTAATAATCTTGATATCCAAGATTGCGTTTTTTATAATTCGGCCAGTTATCCTATATATCTCCAATCCAGTTGTGCTACATTAACTCTTTCTAATATACACATTATATATGGCCTTGCATATCTGATATATGTCTATGGTGCAGTATCTTCTGGAACATTTTCGTATTGTTATTTATCAGGTGGTATTACCAATGCACTTCATTTTTACGATGGTAATTGGTCTGGATTAACGATATCAAATATTGTAGCTCATTCGTGTGGTACTTGTGGTTTTTATCTTGATGGAATGAATTTGACAGCATCAAATATTACTGCATGGAGAAATGCCAATTATGGTATTAGTGTTTCAGGACAGAGAAATTTTGTTTTAACCGATGTTACAACATTTGGAAATACAAACGAAGGTATAATGACAAGCGGATATGGGGTTAGCGGGAGAATTACAAATTGGACTTCAAATTCAGAAGCTAGTTATGCATCTGTATACGCGCTATATGTGGGTGATGGTCACGTAGATTTTGTAATTGAAAACGCATCTCTTGGAGAAACCACAACCTATACCAATGGTTCTTGTTATCTGCAATATGCCACCGGAAAAATAACTTTTGTAAAATCGGTATTAACTGGTACTAACGAAACGCATTTTTATTATTTAATGCAACCAAATGCAACAATTTACTCTCATGACCACGATGATAATGTAGGAACACATAAATGCTGGAAACGAGAGGGTATTATTGAAACGGATACAACCGCTGATGAATATCATACAACCGCTCCTTCTGAAAAATTAACTCCTTATTATGCGGCATATAAATTAGAATCTCATCCGAAATATATTACCTGTGCATCTGCCGCTACTCCGACTGTAAAGGTATGGGTAAGAAAATCCGCATTATACGATGGTGACGAACCAAGACTGGTTCTGAAGAGGAATTATGCGGCTGGGGTAACAACGGATACTGTTCTGGATACAATGACAGCTGCCGTGGAAACATGGGAGCAGTTATCAGGGGCAGTAACCGCGCCTTCGGAGGACACGGTATATGAGCTGGTAGTAGATTGTGCAGATGCAACGGTATCAACACATTATATCAATGTAGATGACTGGACTGTAGAGTATTGATTTCTAATTTAACATGGGTAGTTATGAGTATGCATCTGGTGGCATCCCATTTGGCGGGATAAGTGAAGCTCAGGGTGGAGATACTTATTGGTCAGACGGTATCCCCTATGGTTTTCTTATTGAAGCTGAAGGCGGAGCAATAGCTGTTGAAGCTACCATTGATGCGGTAACGACAGTAACAGATTTACTGTCACAAAGACATGCAATTTCCGCTGAGATAGATGCATTAACTACTACATTATTCAATCTGGAATCTGGATTCCCGCTGGCAACAGAAATATCTTCAGTAACCACAGTTACGTTTGGACTGGGTGTAAGATACGCATTATCAACGAAGATTAATGCAAAAACCTCAAAGAATTTTGTTGCAAGAAACGTAGCTGACGGGACGGAGAACGGGACTACAACCGGATTCTCAGCGCGTGGGGCATCGACATTATCTTCAGACGATACAACGAGCTGGGAAGGAGATCATAGTTTAAAAGTTGTAACTCCCGGTACACTACCAACAGAGGGGTGTCTTACCCATAACACTCTGAACGTTCTGGCAACCGGAGATTCAATCACCCATTCGGTGTATGTGAAAGGTTCTGGTGATATAAACGTTGATATTGCTGAGTATACCGATGAAACATATCTTGGCCATACCGCAACGTGGGTGCGTTTAACAGATAGTTTTGTCAGGAAAGAAGTCACCAGAACCATCACAACAGGTAATCATTTCTATTGTTATGTATTTACGGATGGGACAGCTGCAATCACCTTCTATGTGGATGGCGTACAGGTAGAATACGGGACTACCGCAACCACGTGGGAATTGCCAAGTAACACGTATGATCTCACCGTAGTGCTTGCCGGGGCTGAAATTCCCCTTGGGTGTGAGGTAAACGCGGTTACTACTGTAACTCCAGATGCAAGACAGACACAGAAACTTGCGTCACAGGTAGATTCTCTTACCACAACCACATTTAATGCAGGACAGAGAACCGCACTTCAGGCGCAGATAGACGCGCTTACCACAGATATTTTTACCCTGTATATCCGTCAGACTTTTGCGGATACGATAGATGCGGTTACTACAAACACGTTTAACCTTCGGTATAGTGCAGCTCTGGCCGTTACTCCAGCGGCTGTTACAACCACTGAATTTACCCTGCACACACACCCAGCCGTTGCGTTTACTCCAGCTTCGGTAACGACTACAACCTTTGATTTACACGTCCATCAGGCGGTTGCATGTACCGTAGCGGCTGTAACGTCTACCACAATAAATGCAGTGGAAAGAGCAACACTTTCCACACAGGTGGACGCACTCACCACAGATATATTCAACCTTCATTACCACCCGGTTCTGGCCCTCCAGTCAGACGCAGTAACTACAACTGCCTTTGATTTATCTACCGTAACGTTAGCATCCGTGGGTACACAGGTGGATTCTGTTACCACAGATGCCTTTACCCTCCGTGTCCGGCAGGCCGTAGCTGCAACCATAGATGCCTTGACAGCTGCAACATTCAACCTTAAACAGAGTAACAGTTTATCCATAACTCCGGCTGCCCTTACCGCATCCACATTTAATTTAACATATCGTGCGTATCTGGCGGATACAATAGATGCCCTGACAGCTGCAACGTTCAATTTATCCAACAGGAACACACTCTCCACGCAGGTAGACGCAGTAACGTCCACTGTCTTTGGTCTTGAAAGTAGTGCCAGTGCATATGTCACAATCAATGCCCTTACCGCAACCACGTTCAATCTTCGGTATCTCGCGGATGTGCGTGCGCAGATAGACGCATTAACGGCTACTGTTCTTAACCTGACCACACGGGCATATTTATCTACACAGACAGATTCCGTAACAACCACATCTTTTACCCTGAATACTGATTTCATAGAAATACAGAGAAATGATAATGGCGGTGCGTGGGAATTAATTGACACCGTGCCATGGGATCAGTGGTCAGGATATCGGGACGATGGGCCGTTCACGGATGGTCACGAATACTGTTACCGTGTGCGTTCCAATATCAACGGGGATTATTCTGACTGGTCTAATATAGATTGTGTGGTCTACGAAGTAGCCGGGTTAGTACAACTGGAATCAATAGAGAATAATGCAGTAACTACTACATCGTATAATTTATCAGTTGCCCGTTCTCTTGCAATAGAGATAAACGCACTGACAGCCGCAACCTATGACCTGATACAAAGAGCCGCAGTTGCAACACAGGTGGATGCGGTATCCTCTTCCACGTTTACCCTGTCACATAGACATGCGTTAAGTATTCAGATAGACGCACTTACGTCTGTACTTGACACGCTGAAATCATCCCTGTACTTACAGGCAGAGATAAACGCACTGACCGCCTCTACGTTCAATGCACACACGCACGCGGCTTTGGCCACACAGATTGACGCAGTAACAGCCGCAACCTTTGAGGTGAAATCCCTATCTTCTCTTGCAACACAGGTTGATGCCGTTACCTCAACAGAGTTCATACTTAAATCTTTAAGCTCCTTGTCTGTACAGATAGATGCGGTCACTTCGGCTCTCTTTACCCTGTCACACAGGCATGCCCTTTCCACACAGATAGATGCACTTACGACAGTGACCAGTGCCCTGACAAGTGCATGCATACTGGCCACACAGGTAGACGCACTGACAACTACGAGCATTACTGCTCAAATGCGTGCGTCATTGAGCATAACAATCAATGCATTGACAACTGTCCTGTCAGAGATTACCAACAGCCAGTATCTATCCATACAGGTTGATGCCACAACATCTACTTCATTCCTGTTAAGTCAGTTGAAAATGCTGGAAATCCAGATTGACGCACTGACAGATGCAACCTATAATTTAAAATCTTCACTGTCATTACAGGTTCAGGTAGATGCCCTGACCACAGTTCTGGATACATTAAAATCGTCATTGTCCCTCCAGACACAATCGGATGCCGTATCCACTGCAACGTTCAATGCGTCCATGCGTGCGAGCCTACAGGCGCAGGTGGACGCGCTTACAACAGTTTCCTACGAGCTGGTGAATGTTGTTCGTCTGGCAACAGAGATAAACGCACTTACAGACACATCCTTTACCCTGCGGGCATTAAAGGGACTGGAAACTACAATCGAGGCGGTTACTTCGGTTCTGGCCACCCTGTCCCATTCCCAGTCCCTCCAGACACAGGTAGATGCATTAACCACTGTGCTTGATGATCTGACAGCTGTCTACAGTCTGGTAACGGAGATAAATGCCCTGACCGTGGCAACCTTCGGGATGTCCGGGGGCAACCAGTTAGAAACACAGGTAGACGCGGTATCCAGTACAACCTTTAATCTGGTGGTTGCAGCTGCACTGGCAACAGAGGTATCTTCCACTACAACGGTCACAGAATCGTTGTACGCCTCACAGACACTTGCCGCAACCATTCAGTCAAGCACAACTACAGCCTTTAATGTAACGTTAAGGCAGGCCGTTTCTGTTGATATTAATGCACTTACTTATGTTCTTGCTATGGCCGGGGCCAGATATTCAATAGCTGCACAGGTAGATGCCCTGACCGATACTTCTTTCACGATTAACACCGATTTCGTTGAGATAGAGAGGAACGATAACGGTGCAGGATGGGTACTGATTGCAACCGTCCCGTATGATTCATGGACATACGCAGATCCGGGGCCGTTCACAGACGGACACGAATACTGCTACAGGATTAGGTCTAACATAGACGGGAGCTACTCCGGGTATTCAAACACTTCGTGCGTAACCTATCAGGCGGCACTTAAATTCCTCTACGCAGAGGTAAACGCCTTAACAAGTGTAGAGCCTACACTGATAGTTTCGTGGTATCTGGCTGCACAGGTGGATGCAGTTTCAACAGTCACTCCGGCCTTATCAGGTGCAATAACTCTCCAGTCAGAGGTGGATGCCCTTACAAGTGTCATAGCTTCGTTAGAATCGGAGTTATCCCTTGCCACAGAGATTCTGTCCACTACAAGTACAACCTTCTCCCTAACAACGGTAAGGGCTGTTTCTGTTGATATTAATGCACTTACCACAGTTTCGTTTGAGCTTGCCGGAGCTGGTGGACTTACCGTACTGGTTGAGGCATTGTCATATGTTGAGGCTGCACTTATCCAGTTACATGCCCTGTCCCTCCAGACCGATGCAGTAACCAGCGTCGAGGCGGATTTACACCGGGCAGAATTGAATAATCTTGGCACAGAGGTAAATGCAGTAACCTCTACGATATTCAATTCTGTAGCTGCGTATTCCCTGTCCACAGAGATAAACGCAGTTACTTCATCAACCTTTGACCTATCCGTTCAGGGATGGATGAATCTGGAGGCTGAGATAACTGCACTTTCTCAAATCGTGGCTTCTCTTATCCAGAGGCATGGGTTATCCACTACAATCAATGCCCTGTCAAGTGTCGAGGCGGATTTACACCGGGCAGAACTGCATCAGTTATCCACAGAGATAAATGCCCTGACAAGTGTTGAGGCCGGTTTGTGGCAGGCTGAAACAAAATACTGTGCGGCTGAGATAGATGCCATCACACAGATACTTGCTGAGATAACCACACAGATGGGACTTGGGTTTACTCCAGAGGCGGTATCTTCGGTCACTGCCAATCTTGGTGTCAATATAGCTTTCAGTGTAGAATCCAATGCCCTGTCCGGTGCCACCTTTGAGTTAATGACAGGTTCTCTCCAGTACCTCGAAACACAGGTGGATGCGGTAACAACAGTAACCTTCACACCACACGAAGTGGAATATCCGCTGACTGTAACACTGCACACAGACAAGAGGGATTCCTATGACCATGACACGTCCAGAACCTCTGGATTATCTACAAGCAGGAGATCATCAAAGAAACATGACCAGAAGAGAACATCAGTACACTCCACGTCTGGAAGAGATGTAGAGTTACGAGTAGACAGGTGAAAAATGACACATGTAACAAAAGGAGATACAATCAGGCTAAATTCGGCGTTCCATACGTATGACGGTGTTGGAACGGATCCGGCCACATGCACGTTATACGTTTATGATGGTGATCATAACACACTCACGTCTGCAACTACGACAAGCAGTGTTATGAATGGGAGTACGACAGGAGAATATTACTATGACTATACCACAGTCAATGTAGGCGCTCATTTCTATGAATTCAGAGGTTCGTTGGAAGGGTTTACAATTTCAGACAGGGGCACGTTCTATGTAACGTGGGCATAAAATGATGAAGAAAATGATAATGTTAAATGAAGGTGAGTAAAAAATGGCATGGGATGACACACGAACAGATGGGGAAACGCTCTATGCGTCAGAATGGAACGCGGTTATTACACAGCTTGTAGGATCGCAGTCCGACTGGTCAGTTTTAATTTATCGTGACGGTTCAAATACCGTTGCCGTTAATGCGGCTGGGACAGTGATATCTTCGCAAATGGCGGCTACGTCAGAAGTTGTATTTCAGGCGGCACACGATTATCTGACAACAGGCGGAAAAATAGTAGTTTTAGCTGGTACGTATACATTTGCAGATGCAGTTAATATCACGTATCATAATATCAGTGTACAAGGAACTACACCGTTTTTCTTTGAATTCTCTACAAAAAGAACACAAATAACTGGTTCTTCGGGTAAAAAAATCTTCAATATTAATGCTGCCGGATTTTCAACGTATGGGATTTATTATTACGGAGGGACAACCGCGTTATATTTTGACTTACCCGTAGTTCATTATGATATCTTCAGTCTGGCTGTATCACACTGTGGTTTCAACTATCAGACTGCTAAGACAATCTGGTTTGATGATACGCAGGATAACGGTCATGGGTATATCGGTAATATGTATATCTGTGATAATTACTTTGGATACAATAGTCCAGCACCGTATAATATCTATATTGACGTTTTAAGGTATGTCACGGCGTTTAGGATTGACCATAATATCTTCCAAGGTAGTGCCACTACAGATGCCATTTACATTCATACTGGATATCAGTTTGAAATTCATTCTATAGGGTATAATTATTGTGAATTAACAGGAGCTGGATATTCCTTTATTCATATAGATATTGATACTGACGAAGATATAAAACCAACTTTAACCACAGAGTATAAGATGAATGAAGGTATACACGGCAACATTTTCAATACAACATATGGTGCCACACATGCCATGTTTTTGAATTTAGACCTTGTAGACGGGTATCTATGGTATCTTCCAATTCATCATAACACTATAAACAAAGGAGAAATATCTATTGTTAATAGTGTGGCTGCCGGTGGTAATGCCGGAGTTATTTGTGATATTTCAAATAACATGTGTCTTGCGGCTACATTCACTTTAACCGGAAAAGAGTGTACTGGAGCTGGAGCTGGGTATCCGTGGAACGATACGTTTTTAATTCATCATAATTACATTTCAGCGGTAAGTTCAATAACAATTACTGACGTTCACTCACTTAACTTTTGTGATAATGCATTAGGAAACAACGTGACTGTAACCGTTGATGGATATGTAGATGCAAAGATCACAGGAAACTATCCGAATCAATCTGCGGCTAATTATACTCTTGCACTTTCAAATTACATAGGAACTGGGCATGAAAAACAGTATGTTCATGATAACATAGGATATGTTACAGAAAATCATGGCAGAACGTCTGTTGCTGATGGAGGCACAATCGCACACGGATTAACTGCTGCACCAACATGGGCTATTGTTACTCCTATAACCGCAGGAGAGATGGCAAGTGTGACCACGATGGATGCAACGAACCTGACCGTGGCAATTAAGAAACACGATAATTCGGCAGGAACAACCCAGTATGTAAACTGGTGGTGCGGAGTATATTAAAATAATGAAGGGGAATTATGGCAGTTTGGAGTGAATTGTGTAAAAAATGCGGGAGGTGTTGTACTGGATGTAAGTACTTCAATGAATCTGTTGGATGTGCTGTAAAATACGAGGAACGCCAACTGTCCTGTAGATTATATCCCTTCATACATTTTCTGCTTGAAGATAGACTACTTCTCGATCCGGAGTGTCCGGCATGGGATGATTTTGGAAAACAGTATGAGAACGCAAAAGAGATTTTGAGAGATTCGAGGGGAGGCAAGTAAATGGTAAGTGCAAAAATCACGGAGGTGTATAACTGGCTTTCTGATGGTAACGAGATCACAGGCCAACAGATAGGCGAACTTATACAGGATGCCAGACCACGTGCGTATGAGATGAAAAAACTGTATGGGAGATACGAGGGGAAAACAGATGATGTCCCTATTCTCACCAGAAAGTATGAGATAGATAATATCTCGAAGATTAACAACAAAATCGCAAATGATTTCTTCGGGGATATTGTGAACACGAAGGTAGGTTACTTCGCTGGAAAACCTATCGTCTATAAGTATCCTGATGTAAAGGATGCTGACGAGGAGCTATTGGACGGTTTCCTGAAACGAAATGCTTACGAGGACTTGGATTCCGAAACCGCAAAGATGGCAGCTATCTGTGGTTCTGGCGCACGGTACTTATTCATAAATCTGGATGGCGAGGCCAGCGTGATAAACGTGCCTCCGTGGGAGTGCATATTCATATACGATGAGATAGGTGTAACCGATGCTCCGTATGCAATCCGTTACTACCAGATTTACGTGGGAGATAAAACCTTTACAAAGGCAGAATTCTTTGACGAAGATAAAATAACCTACTGGATACGCGAGGGTGACATGACTTCTGAAGGTTCGTTTATCTTGGATTCTTCAGAAGAGGCCAATCCGATTGCGCATCTCATGGACGGGTGTCCGTTAATCTGCTTCCCTAACAACGAAGAGATGCAGGGTGACTGTGAAAAAGTCCTTACCCTCATAGATGGGTATGACCGCACACTTTCAGACATGAATTCTGAAATTGAACAATTCCGTTTGGCATACATGGCGTTCCACGGGATGGTGCCCGATGATACGACACTTAAAAAGGCACTCCAGACAGGTGCGTTCGGATTCCCGGAAAAAGATTCCAGAATGGAATTCGTTACCAAGAATATCAATGCACAGGCCGTAGAAAACCACCTCCAGATGCTGGAGAAGAACATTATCTACTTCGCACAGTCTGTCAGGTTTACGGATGAGGCGTTCGGTGGTGCAAGTGGCGTGGCCATGAAGTTCAAAATCTTCAATCTGGAAGCCAAGTGTATGGTCTGTGAACGTAAATTCACACGTGCACTGCGCAGGATGCTGACCGTTCTTAACGGATACTTCAGCCGTAAACTTGCAGCTGGCGTGTATGAACCGTATGACTGGGAATTTGTATTCACACGTAACTTCCCGCTGAACCTTATGGAAGAGGCACAGACACTCTCAACCCTGAAGGGACTTGTCAGTGACGAAACTGCACTGGGACTTATGTCATTCATCGAAGATCCACAGGAAGAAATGGAGAAGATGAAGAAGGAACAGGAAGATTACATGAAGTACCAGAAAAAGCTCATGGAGGAACAAGGGCCGATGCCCGGTGAGGAAGCACCTCCAGAAGAGGGTGAAGAGGAAGCTCCAGAAGGCGAAGAGAAAGCTCCTGAAGAGGATGCCATGAGCATGTTCAAGAAAATGACAGGCGGATAACCAGACATGCCGGACTTTGATGAATCAGAAGGCCGATGGGTGACGATTAACGGCACACATATTTTTATCACGAAAGGGGATACTGTAGGTTCATCTATCAACAAAATGAAACTTGGTAGTAAAACCTCTGGCCGTCATCCAACATTCGTCAAAGTAGCTCCAAAAGGAGCGGCACCTATGACACAGGTACACAAAGACGTTGTGGGTGTCTTTAACAAATATAAAGACAAATACGACACTGGTCACAAAGAGCTTAAAGAACTGCATAAAAAACAGATGGATTTTGAAGGTAAAAGAGATGCGGCATGGAAGGCTCATCAAGCCGCTACCGATCCAAAAGAAAAAGATAAGCTCCTGAAAGAATATAGGGAGCTAACCGAAAGAGTAACAGAGGCCAGATGGGAATGTGTACAAAAAACAAAAGAAATCGGGGCCATAACCACAAATATCCGTGAAGATGCACGTAAGGTATTATTTCCTACCACATCTACTCCTACTGGAAATTTAAAATACACGGCTCAGGATGCCGATTTACCGCAAGGCACACGGATTGTCTGTGATATAGCACAGGCTAATCTTAACAGTTTTTTTGTTTCAAACAACTTACCAGATGTCCCGGTCTGGAGGTACAGAGATGCTGACCAGAGAAGCTGTGGTGGAAGCGTGGGGATATGGCTTGCTGATATAGCTACCACAGAAGTTGCGATGCATGAAATGGCACATTGTATCGAGGGCAGGGATAAGGGGCTTTTCGCACGTATAATAAAATTCTATAACGACAGGACATCCGGGGATAAAATAGAATGGCTGGCACAAAAATATCCGAATTCCGGGTACAGACCAGATGAAAGAGTTAAAGCAGATAAATGGCCGGATGAATATTGCGGGAAATATTATGACGATCAATCGACAGAAATTCTGGCTATGGGGTTTACGATGTTGTGGAGAAGCCCGGTAAAATTTGCAATGAAAGATCCGGAATACTTCAATTTCATGGTAGATATCTGTAAAACACCTGTAAAGAAAATGCGTAGTCCACGCACACGGAAACCTAAAGCTCCAAAACCCTCTACACCAAGAAGGAGAAAGAAATGACAGACGTAACGATTGAGATTGATGAAACGTTCGCTGTAACTGACGGGAAGAAATGGTTATCTCCGAATAAAAAAACAGAAGAATTCCTGAATGTAGTTGCCTCACCGGATGCCGTTCTGGACAGGACAGTGTATGTCCCTGACATGGCAAAAGCTATGGCCAATCTCGCACTTGAATTCAGTAAGAGTGCCAGAATAGAGAAAATCGAGAATGATAAAACTATGGAATTACCGAAAGGGGCGAAATACTAATGGGTGGGCCGGGAAGTGGATGGACGGCAGCTGGCGGTCACGTACCCGGCAGTCAGGGTGGCAAGCTCACGCCTACGGAGAAGGCCGTTTACCAGAGGGTTTTTGATGTTCATTCAACTCATTATGAACCGGGTACAATTCCATATGAACATAGAACACAATTTGCAGAAGAGGAAAAGAAATTCTCTCCTGAAGCCCTGAAATACGGTGAGAATCTAATGAAAAAACGGAGTACTTATTATGATTATGTCCATACGGATTTTGGCCCTATAAACAGGTATCTTCGTGGGCAGGAGCACGGGTTCAAAGGAGATATAGGAGTGCTTGAAAATCGTGTTTCTATGCTGGATAATTACATCAAAGAAGCTCCTCCACTTGCAAAAGACGTGGTTATGTTTCGTGGTGTAGGAGAAGAAATAGGAGAGGCGTTCGCAAATGCGAACGAAGGAGATATAATCCGGGATAAGGCATTCCAGTCACATTCACTTTACTTGGGAAAGGCTCTCAGCTTCGCAGAACACTGGGCAGGCAAAACAAATAAAGAAGGCAGGATACCTGTAATTGGTGGTAAGAAACTAACCATTATCCGTGCATTAACTGGCGGTAAGACGAAGGGAATCTATCAGGACAACTATGGGGAGATGGAAGTTACGGTGGCACGTGGAACACCATGGGTGGTCTTGGGTAAGGAAGTTTTCCGGGATGCAACCAACACCGAAATCCACCTCATAACAGTAGGTGAAATAAATGACTGAAGAAGAGTTCGCAAATGCGAACGATGATGAAATTGTCAAAGAAGCTGTCGAAGAAACTATCAAAGAAAATCCCAAGCCGGTAAAGGAGAAGAGCAGGTTTACAGGCGTATATGAGATATTCAAACCCGAAGAGTGGGAGGAAAAATCCATCCTTGAAAAGATAGAGGTAGTAAAACCAGCTGATCTTGTCTACGAGAAGGACGGCGTGCAGATATATAAATCAGACGAGGCCACGGTTATGATAAAAATTCTCCAGTATAAACCTCTGAAGTTTGAGGCCATTTACTCCATGCACGGGGATGAAGAACCAGAGGAGCTGGAAGAAGAAATGGATGAAGAGGTTGAGGAAGCTCCTAACCCGGAAGAAGTGTCAGACATAGAGCGTGCTGAAAACCCGGAGGAAACCACGGAGCCTGTTCCACCAAAACCGTCAGAAGTGTCAGACAAGCGTCTTGCTGAAATCCCGGAGGAAGATCATGCCGGAGTATGACGAATCTGAAGGGACGTGGGTAACTATCAATGGAAACCACATCTTCATCCGTGAAGGTCAATCGGTGGGTTCAGCCATCAAAGAAAGGTTTGGTACTGGTGGTGGAGGTAGAGGTGGAAAAGGCGGAAAGGGTGGAGGTAAAATTGCATTAGAGGACGATAAGAAAAAGCTTGTAGAATCGCGGGTATTCAATAAGGAAGAATACGAGAAGATGGACATGCAGGCACGCAGGGAAGCATGGGAGAAGATGGATGTGGACGAACGGGATGAAATAACCAATGCCCGTGAATCTGTCCCTGCACGCGAGAAAGACTTACTTAAACCTCTTGGCAAGTGGCAGAATACGGGAGATATGGAGGCCGATATTGACAACAGGTTAGAGAAAGCTGCACTTCATATGTCTGATGATTCACTTGCCATTATAAAGGGTGATATAGGCGGGTATCAGGGTGTTTTGCGTGACGCTGGTATTGATGAAGAAAAAATAGGTTTTCTTATGTGTGCGGCTACAGATGCCCTGATTGCGCAGGAATTGGAGGCGCAGAACAGGCAGCTGGGTGATCATGGTGCACATCACGTATCGGGGAATATAGACAGGGCATTTGACATCTTCTCAATCACACCTATGTTGGAAACACCTCAGCAACAGGCAGAACTTATCACGGCCATGATATTCCATGACATGGGATATATGACAGAACCTTCAAGGACGTTTCTGGATGAGGGGCATCCACGATGGGCTGAGCAGTATTTCAACGAAGAACTCTACAGTGAAGTATCACACGTATTGGGCAAGGAATCGGCTATAAACATCGCACATCTCATAAGCACGCACGATGGCACGGAGTTGGACTGGGATCACGATCCTGTGGGAAGTGCACTACGTCTGGCCGATAATACGGCACTCTTTGAGTATGATAAACTCCCTCCCATGTTTCGTGAAGTCCCGGAAAATCTTGACCTTCTTGAACTGGTAAACAAGGGCATGGTTGATGTGGATGTTGCACGTGCACAAATGCTTATCAATATCACCCACTCCACGTCTATAACTCCGGCTGAAAAATTAAGATTTAATAATGCAGCTAATGAAATGACGGCATTTACTACTAAAACAACACTTGGTATGTTAGGTGCTGATATAGATGAAATCAAGTGGATGGATGGCCACCCGGTGTTCATACTTGTACAAAACGATGAATCCAAAAGATACCAAGAAACTCTCGACTTGGGACAGGACAAGTTTATGAAATTTAAGAAGGCGTATGGTGATACTTCACCCGACCTGACCTTTACATTGAGAAATCCAAAAACAGGAAAGGTTGTTCTGGAAGGCAAATATCTGACGACTGACCAATATAATAGTGAATATTTGGGAGTGGGGTGAAATGGGAGGCCCGGGTTCAGGGTGGTTCGCATCGGCGGGGCACGTCAGTCATAAACCAAAGTATGCCATAGGACGGCAGGCAGCCGAAGAGTACGTAGGGGAAACGTATCTTGGGAGGGACATACGGAAACAGCCGGAGAAGTTGCCGGGTGCATATAAATACAAACCTCCAGCCGGGAAGAAAACACGTCCACCGAAGAATCCCATTAAAAAATACTACAAGGACGTACCGGGGGCAAAGGATGATAATGATGCCGTAACACGGTTAAAGACATACTTAAACCCTGCATTTGCAAATACACCGGATTGCCAGAAACAGTTGCAGGCAATATGTGATTTGCCCGATATACAAAGGGACGAGTTGCTTAGAGGGATGGCGATTCTGGATGGCACAGGAGTGACAATAAACGGGATTGTCATTGCACCTCCACCCAATTCTCCGGATTCAATGGGGATGTATCGTGGACACGAAAACGAGATTTATATTCATCCAAATACTGTTACTGAAACAGGCCCGCGTCCGGGAGCTGCTCAACGTCTGGAACTGAAAAGACAAGAGGCGATAGCGAGTGTTGAAGGCAATCCGGGTCTAACACGTGAGAGAAAGGACGAAATGATTAAAATATTCAAGTCAATTAAAAGAAACAATGTTGGAGATGATAAGAATTTTCTGGCCGCGTGTATAGCTCATGAAAACAACCATGCGAAACATGCCGTAAAAGCAAAAGATCCGTGGAAGTGTATGACTGCAATGATGAGAACGATGAGGAAACATAAAGTAACAGACGCTGATTGCGCACAGGTGAGTGCATATACATTTACAAGTTTCGGTGCCGGTGATGCCAGAGAAGTGTATGCAGAGGTAGGAGCTGCCCTGTTTACCGGGGAAACATATGTTCCTCAAAGTCTGATTAACGCCTATTATGACAGGAAGTGGTATCTGTGAGTTACGGAATCTGTTTCGACTGCAAGCACTTCAAGATAATAAGCTGCACCGCCTATCCGAAGATAAACAGTATACCCATCGAGATTCTGAACGGGGAGGTAGACCATCACAGACCATACAAGGGAGATCATGGCATCCAGTTTGAACCAATGCAAGAGGGACAAGATGAGGTGAAAACAGAGCCAGAAGTAGAATCGACAGAAGAACAACCCATTCCAGAAGCAGAACAAATCAACCAAGAACCAGAACAGACAGAGGTATCCGATGAACAAGCGATTCAAGAAGGCAAAGAAGGAATTGAGGAAGTTACCGAAACTGATATTGAAAAGCCTGAAGGTGAGGAAGAGGCTGTAGAGAAACTGGATGATTTTAAGGTTGCAAGAATTGTATACGACATGAACGGCGTGCAGATTTACGAGAACGAGAACGCCGTCATAATGGTCAAGGTAGTTAATAAAAACCCGTTGAAGTTCGTGGTAAACTATGCAGAGAAAATTGAGGATACAACGAAGGACGATGGTTCAGACCAGACAACAGGGCTGGGTAAGAGGATGATGGACTACGAGGGAGTTACATTTGATTGAGGTGAAATAAATGGGTGGTCAGGGTAGTGGATGGTTCGCATCGGCTGGTCATGTCCCACGTATCAAGAGGGATAGTATAACCGTCCCGAAGTATAACCCGAAGGCGTATAAGGATCATTATGCGCTTATGAAAGAGAAGAAGATAAATGACGATGAATATGAATCCATCCGTCAGTATATCGGACTTGATGGTAGTCATAGGGGTATAAACAAAGCTCTTCGCGCAGGGGATGATACGAACCAGTGGATAAACAACGAGGTTAAAAGAATTAGAAGTGCTATGAATAACAATCCTCTTGAAAAAGACGTAGTGGTTTATCGTGGTGTCCCGGACAGGATTGCACAAAAAGCTATAAATGCGGGAAAAATTCACGATGAGGGATTCTGGTCTACATCAGCCGATTTTGAAATATCATCTGACCATTTTGCAGCTCCTTCCTCGTTGGATAATAAATCAAAATACATTAATTTTTTCCGTATCGTTGCAAAGAAAGGAGAACCGGGCCTGTATATCACTTCACATCAGGAAGAGGAATTCCTTTTGTCTGGAGGGAGATTCCGTGTGAAACAGGTTGTGCTTACTCCGGTTGTAAAGATAGAAGGGCACCCGGTTATGAGCTATGGAAAAACGAACCGTATCATTGAACTGGAGAGGATTACAAAATCTACAACACCAAGACCACGCACGCAGTCAGGAACGAAATTCAGGAGAGATTACTAATGGTAGGGAATGAAAACAGTGGGGATAAGGTAGGACATCCATATTACGGCAACCAGCATGGGCCGGGACGTGCAATAAAAACTTCAAAGGGAAAAACTCCGGGATGCAAGCAGTGGTCAGGGAAAATAAATAAACAGTTCGCAAAAAAAGTTGAATTTACCAACAAAACACCACAGGAAATTAAGGATGATGTTTATAAGCAAATGTCAGAACTGACCGAAATTACAGGTATACAACCTGAGCATTATATCGTATATACACGTGATGAATCCAGTTTTGGCAGGTACGCATCTCTTGGAGAAACAGCTACATGGGATTCCTCTAATCGTTATTTGGGAATGGCAGACCACGCCACAAAGGAATGGATTAAAAACAATATCCCTATAAAATATGAGGAAAATAAAAAGAATTTGACTGAACAGGTTGAGAAAGCCCGGTCAGAAGGGAATTATTCGTATGCCCGTGACTTGCAGGAAAAACTTGATAATCTGGAAGAAAGGGCTGGATATGAGGGCAAGACGTACGTAGGTAACGGAAAAAGAAACCCTATTATTGACCATGAGTTTTTCCACGAAATGACAATCCAGAGGATGCATCCAAAGGAAAAGCCGGATAAAGTACCAACAAATGTCAGGGAGATGTCTACTATAACGTCTAAGCTAAGAGATAAATTATCAAACTGCTCTCTTGATTGCCGGGTTTTCATGCAGAAAGTCAAGGTTTCTCATTATGGAGCAGAAAGGACATCAAATGCTGAAATTCCATGGGAAGAGGCATCCGCTGAAACTTACGCCTACTGGAAAGCTGGAAACGAGATTCCAAAAAGTATTGAAACGATATTTTTAAGTCTTGAATCCGGAGATATATATTCAGAGGTATTTAAATGATTCCGCAATGCATTTATTGTAAACATTACATGCCCTACGGGGAAGAGCCGTGGTGTCTGGCCTATCCGAAAGGAATTCCTGACGTAATATTCAACAATGAGGTAAGTCACACAAAACATTATGCAGGAGATCATGGTCTTTTGTTCGAGCTGAATAACAACCTCTCTCCGAAGGAACAGGAACTATATGACTACGTGAAGAAGGCACGTGAAAAATACGAGTGAGATACCATGCCAGAATATCCCGGTATAGATGCACCAATCAACCAGTATACGAGCTACATAGAGCAGACAGACGAGCTCCAGACTGCATGGGAGGATATTGTAGGTGCGAATAATGATGCCGTAGCTGCAATGCAGGACAAGCCGGAAAAGGATTACAAGAGGATGCTGGGTGTATTGCAGGATACGTTAAAAACGGCAGATATGAAGTATTCCAAGTACGGGAAGCTGAACTATCAGGAGCTTGTCAGGCACGATTTCATTCATAAGCTGGATAAGGCCGTTGCTATGGCCGTGAAGGAAGGGTACTCCAATATAACCAAGCGTGCAATCAATGACCAGAGAATCCTTGCGGAGAGGACGTATGGTTCAGCTGTCATGACAATAAATCAGGCCACCGGGATAAGTGCCAGTCCGAAGATAAGTGGGAAGGCAATAACAGAAATCCTGCAAAAGCCGTGGGATGGGATAAGTCTTAATGAACGTCTATACCTCCGGCAACAGGCTCTTGGGGTTACACTTCGTGCACAGATTGTCCGGGATACCATGGGCACAGGCGCAACCTACAGGGAGATAATGGAACACGTCCAGAAGGTCATGGTTCGGGACTATGCATCTCTTGGGAAAATGATGGAAGAGGCGGCACACCAGTTCCAGTCAGATGCAGAGCAACAGGCATTAAATGATCTTAAAGAAGAGGACATCCAGATTACCAAGACGTGGGTAACGGCAGGTGATAACCGGGTGCGGGAGGCGCATGAATATCTGGATGGGATGACTGTGGATGCACAGGAAATGTTTGAAGTCCCGGAGGGTGACTACCGGGGATACAAGGCGGATGGGCCGGGACTGTTTGGTGAGCCTGCACTGGATTTCAACTGTAGGTGCTATGTGGTAGCGGGTGTCAGACCGCGTGAAAAAGAATAAGTTCCAGTGGAAGTATAGGTATACTTTTTTGCATGGTGGTTCGCATTTGCGAACACAAAAAACGTGGTTTTTGTCCGGGGTAATATTCGTTCTATTGACCGATAGGTAGGTCACTGGTATGTTCGTATGCGGAATTGAAAGAAACGCAATGGTACGGGTTTCTGTTCATTCCAGTGGAAACACACCCACAAGGTTTAAATACTGTCTTTTTTCTTACGGTGGGCATCGTAATATGATTCCAGAACACGGGCATCATTTATGATCGGGCAGGGATTATTGATTTCGTTCATGTGTGGGCAACAGGACATATCCGATTTCAGGACTTTTTCATAGGTTACAAAGGCTGGGTTATCTCCATCCGGTTTTGGCTTTCTGGTTATGGCCGTTACAGTACAGGTATACATACAAAATACCTTACCGCTATCACCAATCCGTTCCATGTATCCACCATCGGTTTTAATGTAGTATCCTGAACGAAGTAACCACTTGCAGTCCTCTACAGGTTCTCCCTCTTTTCTCTCTCCAACGTTTTGTGGGACGTTCAACTTATGCAATAGGGGCATAGGTGAAATGTTGTCTGCGAATCCATTTATACATTGCCAATGTAAATAGTTTTGAGGTAGGTAGATAGTTTTATAAACTCTCCCTGCGTATAGAACTGTGCCAAGAATGGCAGGAGAATAAAAACGAAATACGAAGTGTGGGACTACTTCCCCACTGAAAACGAGGCGTGGAACGAGGTGAAAACCTTGTGGGCAACAGGACTATTAGCTACCGCGCCTGTTCTGTATGGGGATGTCTGGCAGGTTCTTACACCTGTCGAGAGTGTTGAGGGATAAATTATGGAAGTAACTGACATTAGGAATCTTGGATGGTATGGTCAAGAGGCCATGTTATTCACCGGGACACCATCTACCGGCACGCACTATTTCCGTGCAATCGTTCTAGCGGGAAACCTGAAGGAACTGAAGATGACAATGCCGGACGGAGGGACGACTGCATTATGAAGTTCAACCGTAAAAACGTCATACATGTCTTGCAGGAACACATTGACTGCATTGACTTTTTGCTTGGCGAAACACAAATGATGCCAGCTACATTGGAGGCATGTATGTCCAAGCGTGAGGCA